TTTCTCGCCGACCACTGACCACTGCGGCCACCAAGAGAGCCGCTCATAATTCTGTTCTTAAGACGTTCGCGCAACTTTGGCTTTGTGTATGCAGATTTTCTTTTTCTCTCGCTCATGAGAGTCTCTTGAGTCTTGACTTGATTGATTCGGAATATCTATGTTCAGGTCTTACTGACTTTTCCGAAATTTCTTCAATCTTTTTGGATAATGTGCTTGAGCGTCTTGTGAGTCTGGTTCCGTCGAGATTGCTCACCATTGTCTTTCTGGCAAACCTTCTCATTTGCCCTTCACCGACATAATCGTTGATTTTGTCTATGGTGTGATTGGTGATTCTCTTAGAATCTTTTTGCACGATTTTGTTCGCAGATGAATCAAATCCAACTCCGTAAGCAGACAGCGATGTTATGACAGAACTCTTTTTTAATCTACTCTTAAATGAGCCGGCCTTAAATGCAACCATATTAATTTTTGCTGTTATATTTGAGAACTTGCGTATCTGCTTGCCTGAATGCTGGGATGACTCTTTACCCTCGGAGAGAATGCTTCTTTCCTTGAACGATTTCCCACGTGTCTTTTTGTCAAATTCGGTATTGATAATTGACTCAGTAATTGGTACGTTCATTATCGACTTGCTGATGTAGCTCTCAAAAAGAGCAGCCGTATTGCCAGTAATTGACTTAAATTCAGTTATTTCAACCCCATCAGGCATTGACTTGCTGTCAATTGAGCCACTCTTGAGAATGTGCTGAGTGACCGACTTCCCGTACTCATTGATACCGTGAACGGAAACCATCCCCTCTTCCCGAACAGCTATAACGAGTGGTGTATTTCTTACTGAGTCTTTTATAACTGCATATGTTTTCATTAGTTACCGCCGCGTACTACTGATTTGAGTTTTTCTTTTTGGGAATTTAGTGATTCGATTCTCAGTGAGAATAGTTTGTCGATAATGTTTATGTGTATTTTCTCTCCAGCAGAGAGTCCATATTTATCAAGTTCACCAAGTAGTTCTTGCTTGTTAATTGAGCGTGCCCTGTTTATAAGTTGGGATAGGTACTTCATAAATATGATTCTCTGTTCAACCTTCAAGGCCTGGTAGTACTCTGAATAGGAGGGTATTAACTGTGACTCGTAGTAGTTGTCAATTGCCATCTTCATTCTATTTGTAATTTCTATTTTTGATAGGTCAACAAGTCCTGACGAGTTGTTATTAGCCACAATTGCGCGAACACCCTCGCTTGTGTCGACTGGATATATCGATGTCATTGGTCTTTCTCTTTGGTCAGTCAGATAGTCTGAAACCATAATTCTTGCAACATCCAGAGGCTCTAGGTCGTTGAATTTTATATTTGGATTGAACTTGGAGCCAGGTATTACGCTTTCGATATCCTGTCTCATATACATTCTGTTGTTGTTCTTCCCTGCAGCAAATACAACATCGGGAGACTGTAGCCCGAGTTTTTTCTGTAAGCTCGAGGCAAATCTTTCAGCCAAATGCTGGAACGCCTTTGGGTCCTTATAAAGAAACCACTTGCCATCCCCGGCAGCAACCAATGAAACGGCATCTGAAAGTTCCTGTCTTGCCAATATTGATGGGTCGCGGAGTATCTGTTCAATTATCTCTGGAGAAATCTCTGACAGTTTCCCGCCATTTGCAATGTGATTTATTGCTTGCTCTAGGTTGGTTATCAACTTCACATTTTTGTCTTCTTTTAATGGGCTCGTAGAGCTAGGTATTTTTAGAGAAGATATCTTCCTGTTCTTTATCAGGTCATTAACCCACTTTGGACTTCCCGAAATCAAACTGTTTGGGTTCTTTACTCCACGGAAATCTTCGGAATATCTAATTCCATCACCCATCTCATTTGCAACAAACTTAAGACGCGAAGAAGGGTCTTTGCCAACAGGGCTGGACATCGCAGTACTTATGGTTCTGCCTAGTTTTCTTCTTTCACCAACCGTTAACTTTCGTGCCTTCTCTAGACTGATTGTTGAACCGCCTGGCATTACATAAATGAGAGATGTAACGCCTGTGTTTGAAAGCATTCCAAGTTCTTCATTTCCAACATCTTCCATTGTCAGTAATGAACGAAGATATGTAGCGCCCTCCATGTCCCTGTTGTCTGGGATGGCTCTCAACACTTTGTCTGGAACTACTGGCTCTAGGACGAATCCGTCACGTCTGACCATTCTGCGAATAAGTTCATTAGAGGATTTGTTGTATTTTCCTATCTCATTAATGAGGGACGAAGAGCCCGTTCTTCTTGCTGAAGGATTATCAAGAGTTACTTTTGGTATTTGTGGTGCTCGTGATGAAATGATAGAACTCGGAGCGGCAACTCCTGTTATGTCTCTACCGCTCGTACGACTCACGTTCCCTCTTATTGCTCTTCTTACCGCACTAATCGCAAGACCAAGAGGGGATGGAATATCAAACAGCTTTGCTCCACATGTGGAGAGACGGGAGTCAGTAAATCGACCACCGAACTGATACCCCTCTGGGCATCTATATCCGCGGTTTGGCTTCATTGGCATGCTTCCAGGTATTCCTGGCTTTCCTGGGGTTAATGTTCTGTAGACGGTAGAGCGTGCTGGTGAGCTAAGAGGGTCAGAGTCCCCAGGTATTGCAAGACTCGTTAAAGTTGAACCAAGTTTTCTTACCGCATTAGCCTTAAATTGAATCGAGTTATCATCTTTTCTTCTGGTATTCCCATTCAACCTAGATGCTGCTTTGTAGTCAACGAATAGTTGATTGATTGCACCAACACCTCTTATTGCATTGGTATTTGATTTAAGGAATAAGTCAGCAACAATCGTCCGTTTGACCTTTACTTCGGGGCAGCAGTCTTGGCTAATTTCCACAACACTCTTCCTCGAGCGATTTTGTGTTCTCGTAAGGCATGGACTTCTCTTGACCGTTTTCGTCTTCTCCGGAAATTTCCCAGTTCTTGTCATCTCTTAGCATCTTGCAAAAAGAGTCTTCCATCTCGAGAAAGTCTCTCAAAACTTCGATGGCGTGCATTACGTCATTTTCTGTTACTACTGACTTAAATTGAAATTCTTCATTTTCGAAGTCATGAAAGAAAACATCTTCTTCTAGTGATTTCTTGCCACCAAGCTCGCGAACAATGTTCTTTGGTTTTTTCCCAGACAGTGATGAACTGAATTGAGAGTCTGTCCAGTTTGTGAGTTTTCGAAGCTTCTTCTTACAGTTCTTCATCGTTGGGTGATGGCACCCTTCGTTTGGCCATAGACCTGTTGTTTCATGGTGAAGCCATGCACATATATTTGACAGTGGATAAAGCTCTGGGTGATTGGCAAGTATTAATCTGCAGCGTCTGAATCCACCTGGCTTCTTCATGATTGGTCTCCAGTAACGCAGCAGGCGCTCCAGGTTGCCACGTCGTGGACCGTGGCCTCTTAAGATGTCTCCAGTGACAAGCTCTTGTGGGAGTATCCCGCCAAGTGGGTCGGCTTTAATGTTTTCGATTGTCATTATTCTTCAATCTCCCTAAGCATGGACATGGCTGTCCATATAGACTTTCTCTCCTCGGTTGAGGAAAATCGCATTAATTTGTTCTCAATAGACTTTACCACTTGTCCGTCGCAGCAAGATTTACCAGATAACTGCTCTATTGATTTACTAAATCTTGAAGCATCTTCATTTTTCTGAGAAATACTTCTCTTGTTTCTGCCGAGAGATGTTTGTACGGACACTCCATCTAGAACTTCTTTCGGTATCTCTTTACTTTTTTGAATAAATATCATTTCCCATGTTTCTTTATTCTCGCCATCGTCACCATCCCAGAAAACTTTGTGGAATGGGGTTGTTTTGATTCTCTTTATGTTTCGAGCTCTAGCGACATGTGAATGAAAATCGACCATCATTACTGTTCCATCATCTTTTTCTATTGCCCCATCCATATCGTCTGCAGAGGCGTCCAAGATGTAATAAAGCTTGCTACCACCCGATGAGCCAACTAGTGCCGCTTTCATATACCAGAGCCAACTTTCGAAACAACTCTTGGCTTCTGTCCCTTACGCATTTCCTTTAGAAGTTCTTCTACAGTCTTTTTTATCTCTGCAGCTATTTCTTTCTTCAAGAGAGTCTCAACATCTTCTATCCCACGCGAAGCTTTTGAGTGGGTTCTTGGGTTTTCAATGTTCAATCCTTGTGGGTGAGCGATTTTTACCTTTGAGAAACCAAGCTTTGAGTACTTATCTTTGACTTTCTTCGACATTCTGTATTCGCGTAACTTTGCCATGCTTTCGGTATTTATCTGACCAGGACCACCAACTGAATAGAAGTAATTTATTTCTTCCTGAGTGAATCCCATATCTCTCAATGACGCGGCAATTGACTCATCATTCACTACGTCCGAGATGTCTTCTTTTTCGCTTAATTTTGACAGCTTGGAATATGGGTAGTTAATTGAATCAACTTCATCGGCATCAAAACCACCAAGTATGTGTGCTTCGAAATTCTCATTTCCCTTTGTTTTGCTATTACGGGATACTCTTGAAAAATCTCCGTCGACAGATGAGGCAAGAAGATTAACTAGCGCATCAGAGGAATCAGAGTTGGTATTAGAATTTTGAGAGTAAGAAATGGCATGCGCTATATCGTCCCTAGATGTAGAGTCCATCCTTACCGGCCTGTGTCCGTTCTTTATACCGGAGCCCCTACCATATGATGTCCTCTTTGATACCTCTGGCTTCAGAACTATCTCAACATCACCGAGGGACGTCAATCCATCTCCAACTATGTCGCTATCTTGCACCTCAAACACTGCATCTGGGCCCACGTTACCAACTCTATTTTTTATAACATCATTTTTCTTTTTCTGAATATCAGATTTGTGAACCAGATATCCAGAGACAGGCATAAGGTCGTCTCTGACGTCATTGGTAAGCCCTACGCTCTCGTAGTATTTTCGCATTCTTCCATATTCATCTTTGTTCTTACCAAAATCTGGTGATTCAAAACCCTTAAACGAAGAAAACCATTCAGCAGCAACATCTTTCTTTGTGCTTTCTTTTTTATCTCTATTTTTACCAACAGAGCGACCAGTGCTTTCGTCTACTACTGTTTCGTTATTGGTTGTTTTCTTGGTTGCGCCTGACTGACGTACTGGTATTTCTGGCTTCTCTATTTGAGAACCGGAAGCAAGGGAGAAATCTTGGAATCTGGTTTCTCCTATATCCTCAATTCCTGGCTCAACCGGAATATCAATGCGTTCTGCCATTCTTGTCATGCGGTCATATAGCTTCCAACGCTTTTTGGGGTCAGTTTCAACTCTGTAGTCGTCATAGACCTTGTGAATTACTTCCTTTTCCACCGCAGACTGTGGAGTATGGAATTGCAACTCAAACCTGGTTCCATCTGGGTGTACTGCGGCAATATTTATCCCCTGATATGGGTCGCCTGTTTTCCAATAATTTTTAACAGTAAGTTTATATCCAGCTGACTGCAATTCATCGATTACAGATTTTGCTCCACTCACATAGTTTTCTGGAGTGTATGTCATTGTGTACCTGATTACATCGGACATGTCTGCAGCTGCCTCTTCTGCCGTCCTGCTCCCTCTTTCGTCATTTATCTTTCTTGCTAGAGATTTAACTGATTTAAATCTTGCAGCTAGACCAATCATCACAGCGCCATGCTTGTTGGAAAGGTCGATTAGGGTTTTGGTTATTTCTTTTTCTACAGGCTTTAGTTTTTCTCGTTGCTTGTCTGCTGCGTCAACAACATCTTCTGCGTACTTCCCGCTTTCTGGCAGTGGATTGTCTGGCTCAACTAGGTCGTATCCACCGTAGTTTGATTTACCTGGCTTCTGTTCGCCCCATGGTTTCTCAATCTTTCTAAGGTCTATAACTCGAGCTTGGATTGTCTGATTTCCAAGAGCCCTATTCATGGCGACCCTGTTATGACCATCCGATATGTACATCTTCCCGTCTACGTCGATTACTAGGTTCGGGTAATAGCCCTCTCTGAATGGCTCCTGACCAGATACAACTTTGTCTATAGAAGAACCTTTTAGGTGTGATTCAGTTGGAAGAATGTCTGATGATAAATCAACTTCAGTGACCTCAACTCCATCCCACCCATCCCATGCTTTTGATTCTTCAACTGATTTGACCTCGGAGTACTCGGGTTCCCATTTCATTCCATACTCACGAACAGACCTGTCCCTGTTTTCCTTGAGGCCAGGAGACCTGCGCTCCCTCTTTGCGCTCAATCCCTCGATGCTTACTGGATAGAGCTCAGCATCTTTAATTTTTTGCGCTAAATCTTTCACAGAATCCTGAGCGGTTTTTATATGCGCATCGAACTCTTCTTTGGACATTGGAGTAGTTTCACCATCTTCGTAAGGAACAACCTTTCCGACAGTTTTTCCTTTTATCTCCATGTGCTCCTGGAAAACCTTTGCAAGAGTCAATGATTCAAAAATTGATGTTTGTAGTTCATTTACCTGAACTTCGATTTGTTCATTTTCAGGAAGATGGTCATTAAGCATCTTTATTGCTGCCCACCTGTGGTGACCATCAACTACGTATCCATCCCTAGAGGTTAATATTGCCCCTTGGAACCATGCGTTTTTAAGGAATGCATCTCTATTTTTGTTAAACTCATCCGAACCAGGTGTACCCCAAGATTCTCTCGAAGTCATGTATTCGTTATACATGTTTTCTGTCTGTTGATGTATCTGGATGTTACGTAGTTGTTTTTGAGAAGCGTAAAGCTCATCTGGCTTCTTAGATTTACGGACCACAGATTGCTCTCCACCCGGAAGAACCTTCTTTAGGAATTCAATCAATTCTGGTTCTGTTGATACTTCAACCTTGGACCATTCTGTATTTTCAAAAACCCACTGTTTGTCTTCTTCTGAAACATCTGCAAACTTACTTGGATTTCCAAGTTTTTTTGAAATATCTTTATACCTCTTAGAGTCTTCATCTGAAAGGCCTGGCTTTGATTCATACTTTCCAGAAATGTGACCATACTTGAGTGCTCTCATCGCTGGCGAGTTTGCGCTCTTTGCAGGACCACCACTTTGTGGCATGTTTTCTCTTTTTACACCGATGTTTTCGCTACAGAATACGTTCTTCTTTTTTTCATACAAGGCACAAAGGTCTATATCGTGTGTTTCCATGAAGTTCTTGATGTAGCTATTCTTCTCTGCGCCAGAAAGACCCAGTTTGTCTGCTTCATCTGATGCAACAGACTTCAACTCAACTTCTGTCTGTAGCGCGGCATTCTTGACCATTTTGCGCTCACCCTTGTCGGGTACCTCTACTTCGTAACCAAGCGCCATTAGGGCTATTGCTCGGTCAGCAGAGTCTGTTATGTAGATTGGGTTATCGGACAATACGCTTTGTTGGCTAGAGCGCTCTAAGCCAAAATCTGCTTTTAATCTTTCGTCATCAAGCTTGTCTAATCCTCGACCACCAATTCCAGCTTCACGCAACTTAATGAAATCGTCTTTTGCACTTTTTGCTGTAGCGGCTTGAGATTTTCTATCTCTAAAATTGTTGACTCTTCTCGAAAGTCTGCTAGTTCTTCTTGTTTCTCCATCAGTAGCAACAGCCCCAGAAGAAAGACCAAGTGAGCGCAATTTCCCGGAAGTTGACAAATCCGATATCTCGTCTTCATTCATCCGGACGCGAACTCTTCTGTCAAACCCGGAATGCATTTTTTGAGCAGCAGTTTCTATTCTGTCTATTATCTGTTCATTTGATTCATTATTTAGTATCTCCTCAACTGAAGCGGCGAGATTTCTATCCTCGTCCATCAAAGCTACAATAGAGGATTTTAATGATTCAGACCTTTCCCCTGGTTTGCCAATTACTTCACTGTATTTCTCATGTCTTTTAGCTCTCAATGACTCAGTTGTGGATTCAGAGCCAGATGAAAGCGTTAAAAACTTTTCTGAAGAAGTTTCACCAAATTCTGCTCCAGCGGTAGAAACCTCAGAGACGATTGACTCGCTGGTCTCAGTCACTTTTATCGCATCATCAGACTTCGTTCCAGATACTTCATCTTTTCTCTTAACTGCATGTCTATCAGCGACGAGCTGTATTTTCTTTTTTGCACCTTGTCTCCAAATTGCATCGCCAGGACCATCACCAATAGATTTTGATAAATCGTCAAGAACGTCAACAGTGTCCTTTTGCGATGAAATCTCTACTATGAGACTTCCATCTTTATCTCTTCCTACAACCCGCAACTTTCCTGGTGGTATTACGAATTGCTGCTCGTCTCCCTTCTTGGCTAATGGGAATAGACCCCTATCGCCTTCTTTGACCTGAACAACAACACGCTTTTTCTTACTTCCCTTTTCTGGCTTACCAGGCTTCATAGAGCGTGAAAGAACCTTGCCCTGACCGAATGAATCGATATCTATTTCTTTGCCTGGCTTGACACGAGAGAGTTTTGATGAATCTAAGAAAACTTCCATCTCGAATGGAGTTGTTATGTCCGAAGCATCGATAGCTTCCATTGCCGGTATGAGTATGTTTTCAACCTGCTCGTCAAGTGAGCCCTCATCTACCGATGATGGGTCGGAATCAAGGCCGAGCCTCTTTAACCTATTGTTTCTCTTGTTTATAGCTCTTCCAATAACAACTTGTTTTTCTGGCTCAAGCATCTGCGTTATCTCTGCAGCATTAAAGTCATCTATTTCTTTTACTGCTTCGAACTGCTGCTTGGTGATGTTCCGCCTGTGCTTAGCTCTTTCCTTTTTTGCATTTAGGGCAATTTGTTCTTTGCTCTTCATCTTCTGGGGCTTGAGTTTCCCCCTCTTTGCCTCATCGACAGCTTTGCGTGATGCTGTAATTTCTTTGGTAATTTCTGTTTTCAATTCATTTCGGATTGCTCTCTCTGGCCTTGTATCGCCAGCGGCTCTCTGATTTGCTATGTGCTGTTGGATAAATATCTCTCTGTCAGCAACTGCTGTTATGTATTCATCGCTGTCCGGCTTGAGCGATGAAGCCTTCAGGTCGTAGTCTGCAATTGTCTTCATCAGTGACTTTTCATCTAGCGATTCAGCCTCGCCACGTAGGGAGTCAATACGAGCTTCTGTCTCTCTGCGCTTAACCATCTCTTCTGTAGCTGGTGTTTTTGCCCTGTTAATCTCAAGAGCCATATCTGTTATTTCTTTATCCGACTTAGATTTTCCGTCAGAGTTGAAGTCTCTATTTTTTGCAATTTCTATTTGCTTCTTCTTCTCTAATAAACGAAGCGGTGATTTTATTCTCTCAATTTCCTCATCTATGGATTCAAGAGGAAGCCCGGCTTTTTCGGTATCAATTCTTTCTTTCTCTAGATTGCTTAATATGTCTTTCCGTATTTCAATCTCGAAAATAGTATTAGCAAGTGTTTCAGCCAAACCGTCTTGGTCTAAGTCTTTTATTTTTTCTTTGTGCGCGGTAAGCTCTCGTTCTTCGCGCTTTATGGCAATTGCCTTTTTATCTAGTTCAATAGCGGTACGTAAGTGCTTCCTTATTGGTAGCACGTCTTCTCCGCTTTCGTAAGGAGAGAAGTATGACTCCTCAAGCTTCTCAAGCATCTCAAGGTCGGTTGCTGCTCTAGCCTCAGAAGCTTTTGCTCCTATTGCGTCATCCATGAACCCAAGCGCATCATCTATGTCGTCACCAAATATTAGACCTTCTTCCCTTAGTCCCCAAAGCTCAGCGGTCGACTCAAGTGCGTACACCTCCATCTTTTCTGGGTTTTTGTATTGGCCAGGGTAGCTTCCAGCTAAAAATGCAACATTTTCAATTTTCGACATTGTTTCTTCGAGCGCTGTCAGATTTATATCGTCCTGGGAACTAATCACCAAAGCAGAAAGGTCTATTCCTGTCAATTTTTTGAAATCAGACACCTCTTTAAGAGCACCAGTAAATTTGCCATCCTTAATAACTGGAACTTGTACGTAACCAACTGCATCTATCTGCTGTTTTATTGTCGAAAGGAATGCTTCCCCCTGGATTGTATGAGCAATTTCATGCAGCATAATATGGCGGGCAAAAGAACGTGGCCCATCAATCAATCCAGCCATGCCACGTGCTGTGTATTCGGTATTTATGAGGAAGTCAGCAACAGAAGCTAGTGCTTCGGCATCAGTCTTTGCGCCAACAGCTGAAATAACCAATCTCTCACTTGCCGACATATTTGGAATAAGGCTTTCCTGGTTTTCCATTATTTGTGCAAGGTTTATTCTTATGACTGATTTTATTTCTGCACCTTTTGTTCCAGCATCCCAGAGCGTGTCTGCTTCAGAGTTTCCTGGAAGGGCTGCTTGACGGAACTGCACTGTCCCTATCGTCCTCATGTGTTCTGGGCGAATAACAAACTGTTCAAGAAGCGAGTCAAGCATAGCCCTCTCTGTCTCGTAAAATCTTTTTTTGTCAGCAGTGAATAGTGCTAGTTTTTCTTCATCTGTTAATGAAGACCACTCTGGAATTGATTCAAGCCTTGAAGCAATAAGTTCATTTACTTCACTCTCGGACAATCTTCCCTCAATATTTATGTCCCAGATTCCTCGGTTAGACAATATTTGAAGTAATGCATGTCTATCTACGTTTGTTGCCCTTTGCTCTGGAGTGAAATCACCAGTGACTATTCTTGACTCAAGCTTTTGAATAACACTCTCAGAGCGAGCAAGATTCTTCTGTGCGATTACGGTTGCATTCTTGAACCATCTCAACCTACCCGGAACATCAACAATCTCTGCCGGGATTGTCGGTATCCTTTCGCCTGTCTCTAAATCAAAAGATGGACTTCTGCCAGGTAACTCAACATCTGGCCTAGCAAGTCCGAGTCTTTCTCTCCATGTTGACTTTGCCCCAGAAGAAAGAGAAATTGAATCGTCATTAACCTTCATTAAATCTGAAATTTTTTCAGCTATGAACTTGGCAGCTCTCTCAGCGCTAACGCCAAAACAGTTGGAGCCAAGGTGGTCTGTGAATTGGTTTGCCGCTGGCGTTCCTGGTGGGCACCTAAATTTGTTAGCAGCATCCCTCATTATTCCAAATCGTCCTGCAGTTCTTGCCAAGAGGTTACCGCCGGGAACTCTGGATTCAAGAGAGCGACCAGGAAGACCAGCCTTAAATTCCATTTTTGGATTGCTTATATAGTTATTCTTTTTTCTTCTTTGCGCTCTCGACAAACCAAGATGTGGGTAAGCCATGTCTATATTTACTTCTGAATCAGGTATTACGTCGCCTGTTTTTTTACTCACCTGATACTTGGTGAACTGAAGCTGTGGTTTTTCTTTTCTTTTTTTCTGCGCAGCTTGAAAATCTATGTCTTTCTCTGTTTTAATCCAACCAAAATTTGCGTCTAGGTCCATGGAGCGTTTTGATTTCCAGCTAGGGTATAAAACCAAGCCACGGCCTTCTTCCCAAGCCTGATTCCCCTCGACTCGGATTCCTGGTGCAATCTCTGTCACACCCGGTTTTGTAGTCCCAGTAAATTCACGCTTTTTATTATCCGTATCTTCGTATGTCGGCTTCTTGCCCATCGCAGCCTTGACTGCTACGTCAGCATTAAGTCGTGAAGAACTAATGGACTGAACTACAGACGCACGAAATTCAATCGCTTTAGAATTGAAATTATTGCAGCACGATAGAGGCGATATCAATCGTTGAGAAACGATTACTCGTGTCTTGTTTTTATCACCCGTCATAGCGGGTATCCATGATGCCGTTAGTCGATGTTATTTTCGAGAAGCTGGAATTCAACAAGGGCCGCCATGAAATCTGCATCATTTACAACCTCGTCACTCTTTTCCTTGCTTCCTGCGAGCCAATTTGCAGGGATAAGACTCTCCAACTTTAGCTCACGAGCTCTCTTCATGATGTGACGCTTAGTCTTGTCTTTATCCTTTGCTCTACCAAAAGCTTGAATAGCATTTCTCAGGTCGTTCTCGGAAGCAATCGGGTACGAGCCGTCAGACATGGCTGAGCCTTCCTTGGACATCGACTCTCTCTGCTCATCAGTAAATGCTCTCTTGAGGGCAATCTCTGCTGCTTCTGCTTCAATCTCTTCTGCTTCTTCTGGCTCGTACTTGTCGTAGCCGAGAATTTCTCCGTCCAAAGCAACGAAAACGTCATAAGACTTTCCGTCGATTCCATCAATTTCTACAGCGTATGCATCGAAGCCTTCAAATACGTCTGGCTCAACAGCAACTACATGCCCATCAATTGACTTAACTGCAATTTCTGCTGCTTCAGAGAAATCAACAAGCTTCAAACTTGTGTAGTCTGACTTCTGCTCAAATTCTTCTGAGTCAAGTTTGTGGAATCCCATAATCTCAGCAGTTGTTCCATCAACGAACACTTCTTTTACTGAGCCGTCTTTCGTCTGAACGTCGATGACGAACATGTCGGCATCTGATGAATAACCAGAGTCAACCACAAAACCATCAAATGCTTTTTCGGCAAGACCCTCAACGTGGAGAAGTCCTGGGAGGCCCTTCTCGGATACACAGCCGCCCGGGCAGTCATCACACACCGACATTCCTGCAGGGTGCGCCTTTCTATCAAGAGCACAAACAAAACCATCAATGCCAATTTCTTCTGACTTGATTCCAAGTGAAGCAATACGCTCTTCTCTTAGGTTGTTCCAGTCCTCATCTGCTGCGTCAAAAAGAACTTGTTCGTCAACTTCTTCATCAGACTCAAGACCCTTCTCTGACATTTTCTTCATTTTGCGAACGTAATTCAATGCCTTCATGATGTCGTCTTCCGACATTTCATCTTCAGGAACTTCTGTTTCCGCCGAGACTTCTTCATCGATTTCTTCGTCAACTTCCATATCGCCTTTTTCGGCCATGCGACGACTCTTCATCCAGTTAAGTGCCTTTTCAAGCTCCTCTTCTGAAACGTCTTCATCGCCCATGTCTTCTGCGGCAACTACTTCTTCTTCATCTTCTTCGTCATCTTCTTCTTCGTCACCCTCTGCCATCATGGCGTCCATTTGCATGTCCATGCCTTTTTGGCTTGGCTTCTTGAGGTCTGGCTTTGTCATGCCAACGGCATCTTCCGGAATCTCTCCGTCGCCCAGTACGTCATCATCTTCTTCGTCATCATCTTCTTCTTCATTGCTTCCATCTGGAAGTGAAATCATTTTCTTCTTATTCTTTTTCTTCATTGGCTTTTCGGCGTCGACCATGTCCTCGTCGACCATGTCTTCCATCGGGACCATCTTCATCTGTAAAGGTATCGCGCCACATTTTGCGCACAACTCTGAACCCTTTACAAAGCCACATTCGGTAGGGGCGGCACCCTTGGCGCACTTCAGCACGTTTCCATCAGCATCGATGCTTACATTGGCCTTTTCGTCGTAGCTCATATGACTCCTGAAATTTACAGGCAATCACCAGTTGGTGTTACCTTTTGTTAATGGTCTAAATTATAACCTACCACGCGCCTCTGGAATGGATTAGCAATATTTAGTGGTTTTGTTTTAAATGTAGACCTTGGACTTTCGCCCTACTTCTTGCTTTTATCTTTTTTTAGAATTACCCTTTTACCGAGTTCGGAGGCATCGTCTCCATACAAAGTCTTGCCTTCCTCTCTTAGTCTCTTCGTTGCAGCACGTAACTGCTCAGCACTAAAGATGTCATCAATCTTGTAATTAGTTCCAAAAATTTCATTAAAACGATTTACAACACCCTGCAGTTCTCCTTGACTAAACCTTCTCTCGTCGCCAGTCTTCTTTGAGAATGTGGCCCCCTTCCTGGCAGCCACACCCTTATGGGAGACCGTGAAGTCAGAAGAATTAAGGATGTAGTCCCTATTCCGTCTAGTGTTTTTGGCTTTATCAGCAGCGTGCTTTGACTGAGTAAATTCATACAGGGCTTCATACACGGAGTGCTTAGATGCTGCCAGCTCTTGGTCTAGCTTTTTACCAGATTCATCTTTCTTCCATACCGACTTTGCATCTGGAATCATCCCTGTTCTAATCATCTCATTTATGTACGTGGTTGGGACTCCACCGGCCTCCCAGTTTCTAGCAATCTCTCTTGTATTCAGGCCGACATCGTCAACCCCGAAAGACTCGACCATTCTCTTCTTTAGTTCTTCATGCCACTTATCGCTCTTATCGATACCCAGTGACTCAAGGAGCTGGTCTACGTCAAACTGCTCTCGGCTGGTCTTGTCTGATGGGGCTGAAGCTGCTTCCACGACAGACTGCTTAACCAGGTCGCTTGGAGTGTCATCTCCACCAAATACTGCCTCTTCAAGAAGCATCTCCTCGGCTGTTGAGGAGAAGTTTGATTCGTTCCTCTTATTACTAAACAGACCCGATGACCTGAACTTCGACATCTCGCTGACCTCGCCTAGCGATGAGTACTCTTTTTGGCCGATGACGGTATTCTCATCCCTGTCAATCCAGTAAGGGAAAGCGTCTTTTCCGAAGGTCTCAATAATAAATCTGTCTCGCATATTGGCTCTTCCGAGATTCTCTACGAACTTCTCGGAAGGAGACATGGCGGAAACTCCATCTTCGGCAGCAGATGTTGGAGCAAAAAAGTTCCATGCCTCAAAACCTTCCTGCTGCCCCATGGCCGCAAGCAGGAATCTAACCGAGTCGTGGGTTATTCCTGCATCATCGTCTGACAGTTTTGCAATGTCGGTCTTGCTGAGAGAAAGCATCTTGCCCAACTCTTCGTTGCTCAATGGCCTTGTTTGGGTCCATCGTGCAATCATTCTGCTATTTGGATTGGATGGGTCTGCAGGGGAGTTGGAGAATTCTGTTGGGATTCTGATTGCATCCCTAAGTTTTGATACTGGAACAAACCACTCGTCTGGGTTGACATCATCTTTAATTTGATTCTGTGAAACTTTACCAATTTTTACTTTTGGTCGCGTGGCCATGGATTTGGAAACAGAAGAAATGGCGCTATTAATTTCTATCGACTTTCTATCCTGTGATGCGTCTTGGGGGTCAAAAGCAATTCCGCGCTCCCTGACACCACGCCAGAAACTCATCGCATATTCAATTTTTTTCTTTGCGTTTGGGTCTTTGCTTGGGTCACCATCAACTCTTATCGATGCAAGGTCTTTTGGTCCGGAGATATTGCGGGCGAATCTCTTTCCGCTTATTCTTTGATTCTGTGCTCCAGCGCCAAGCTCATTGTTACCGCTCGAAAGGCTTAGTGACCTGAGTCTTCTGGCGTATCTTCCCTCTGGTGTATTGGCTCCAGAGGCAAGAGCTAGGTCGTCAAACTCATCCTTTGACGGAGCTGGTTTGCGCTTCTTAGGTATTTTCTTTGAACGCAATATGTCTCTGTCGGCAAGACTTTGTCTCTCTTGCTCACTATATGGAAGACGCCTATTTGCTCTATTGGTTTTCTTCTTTTTTGCTCCTGAAGAAAGGGAGAGTGACTGCATATCGCCATCTTCTTCGTCGAATTCTTTAGCTCCATCATCATCAGGTCCAGCAACATCAACAAAATCAGGGTCACCAGAGTCAAAACCGCCAGATTCGTCATCCACCTCTGGTTCATCATCTTCTTCTGGAGTGACATCTTTAGTCTTTCCTTGTGACTTGACGTATCTATCGAAAGACTCATCCAATCTCTTTCTGCGTTCTTTTCTGGCGGCATCGCGTGCTTCTGTATCACCAGAATACGGAACGTAGAAACCAGCAGGAGCCTGAAGCTCGTCATATATTCCATCTGGATTTTCTACAATTTTATCTTTTGCACTTTTTATGGATGCGTTTTGTGAATCATCAAAATAAAGTTTTGCAAGAACTGCGCCAATATCTATTTGCTCTTGAGCTCTGGTTATTGCAATATATACCTTGTTGTGCTCTTCTCTCCGCATCAATTGGAGCTGTCTCTCGACAGCAAGTCTGTCCTTTGGACTCAACTTTGCTAATTCTTCTTCTGGTATCACTGGGACCATGTCTTCAGGATTTTTGAAATCATCAGCGAGCCTGACTCTCTTCCACTCCCTGCCCTTGGAAACATGAACCGTCATAATGTCGGTATCCGTGTTCCCTTCCGTGGCAAGTTGTCTAACCCTGTTTCCGAGTTCGTTGGCGAGACGCGCAGTTTCTTCGCTGTCTTTTCCTTGTATGAAGAACCCTGGAAGCGAAGCTCTTGGCACAGAACTATCTGGCAAATCACCTTTCATTGGTGGGACAAAATCATCAGGTATGTCTGATGGGAATGTCTGAGCTGTACCAACTTGCTGTATTAGTCCCTGCCTAAATTCGATTACGGCTTCTGGGTATTCAGCTTTCATCTTTTTTATAACTTTTGATATGTCACCGTGGTAGTCAATCTTCCCTGGTTTCCCCTCTTCGATTGGGCTCCAGGTTTTCTTGGCTTTATTCCATCTTCTAACTTTGTACTTTCCTCCGTGCGCTCCATCGCCTGCAATTATCAACGCCCCAGATGGTTTTCCGTTTTCTCCGATGTGAAGTTTTACGAATACCTCACCATCGGATACGCTCTCTTCCTTCTTGGGTATTATCCAGGAAATTTTTTGGCTGCTTCCAGATTTTGTTCCAGGCTTAAGCTTTCCGACTCTGTCCATCTCTTCGGTAGTTATGTGGTCTCGACCAGATTCCATATTTGGAAGGTTGATTCCTTCACGCATTGGTCTAAGGCCTTGGTACTTAACCTCAGTTCCATTTATGTCAGTATATTTTTGGCCTTGTGGGCGCAAAAGGTCTTTAAAGAATCTTGCCCCTTTTGCATCACCTCTTACCCCTCCATCCTTGGACCTGGGGTAAGCAAGGTTGTAAAGAGTGCGAAGTTCGGATTCTCCACCCTTAATCATCTTGTCAATTTTTGCCAGCATCTCATCTTTTGATGGGTATCTGCCCTTTTTCTTGTCAAATCTCCATACGTCTTTAAGTAATTTAGATGGTTTTGGTCTTCCTTCGATTCCAAACTTCTTATCAAGGTCACCAACAATCCAGTCGAGTTGAGTGAAAAAATCAAGAAACTTTTCATGCGTGTCGGCAGGTATGCCAATGGCTGGTATTTTCCCGTCAGCTCCACCTGGAGCATATTCCTCTCTAAGTTCATTGATGGCATTGAGCATCGAGTCTCTACCATCTTTTTCTAGTATTTCTATAAGGTCTACAGCAACACCATCGAGGGTGTACTTTTCAGAAATTGTCCTCAATCTTCCAGCTAGCTCTTGTGGATTTTTTATATCTTCTATTCCGTCAAGGTCTAGGTATGCAATTTGATGTGCATTGATGCCATCTTGTATTACCTTCAATGCCTCAACCATTACACCCGAGTTGGTCGATGTAAGAACAGCGTCAGCGCCAGTCATGTCCTCGACTATCTGACCTTCAGCGCGTGGGACATGTTCGTCGTAAAGTTTTGAAATGATGTCTTTTATTTCTTTTTCGTTTTTGCCATTAAAGTCGACAGCTCTTCCGCCAAGCTTGTATTTAACTTCTATGAATTTAAGTTTCTTTTCAAGTTCTTTTTTGGGGAGTATTTTTCCATCTGGCCCGTTTATGTTGAGCGCGTTTATAACAACATTTTGCGCCTCTCCAACAACATGGTGCCATATGTTTTTTTCTGGTGTTCCCATGTTTTGATAGAAGTTAAAATCATCTATATTGCCTTGCATCAGCACGACATTGGCCAAATATGCAGGAATTGCTCCATACCTGAATGAACGTGTTAGAGGAAGTCTGAATGTTGCATTGGCTTTCTCTAGGGCATCCATGGCTCCTCTGAACCCATAGATTGCTTGACGTGAGTCGCCAACCATTATTATCGGCATGTTCTTTGCATTGTCAGCGAGTACTTTTGCTAACACGGGGTTTACGTCTTGGGCCTCGTCGAACATGAATACATCAAGAGGCTTATCACTTGTAACAGAAACAATCGATACAGTTCCGGTTACCTGTCTATTGCCTGATAGCTCACCCTTTTTTGTTTCTTTCTTTGATGGAGGGTTTAGTTTTCGTATTACTGCTGCAACTTTTTCTCCAGTTTCTGGAATTTTGAATTCTACAAGGTCTCCGACTTTTATTTTTCCGGAGTTCATTTCCTCAACGGTTCCAAGAAAAACTTTATCAAACACTGTTTCGTTTGGCCTGTGACCAATCAATCCTTTGTCATACCTGAGGTCTGGGTTTGTAAGGGCCCACATCTTGATTTGATAGTCCTGCGGGATAAGCACGTTTGATTTTGGGTCAACTGTTTCATCCCAAAGCATTTGTGCATATTGAACCATTTTTTCATCGATTGAATCTTCAGTTGGTACTGGTTCACCCTTTTGTAATGCCTGAATTTTTTCTATATCACGAAGTAGGAAATGTTGTTTTGACAGCTTCTCATCCGAGCTTTCAGCAAACCTGCTAAGAGCTTTTTTGAGATTTTGAGAAATAGTAAAACCATCATCAGTTTCTTCGTCAACAATCCCATCTTTAGCAAGGCGTTCTGCGATATTTGGTGCAGAGTCATAGCTTGTGTACCCAAGTTCTCTGTATCCTGGTATCTCTCCTGCAAATTCCTTCGTTTCTCCCTCAAACGTGGTTGCAACGTTTATGCTGTTGCGTTTTGCTCCTCGCAACTTCTTAGAGTCTCTTGGACCAACTCCAAGCTGTATCTTTCTTGCTGTTCCAGCCCCATAGAACGCATCTCCGGTTCCAAGAACAAGTGACCAATACGCTATTTGATTACCTGTTGCAACACCCGTATTTCTAGGCATTACTCTATTGCCGTCTTTTGCATTTCCCCTGTTGAATACGGTGTAGTAGATTTGCTTACCAGGGTAAAGCGCTGCAACAGCACGGGCATTCTGCTTAAGGTTTGTGGTCTTTCCAGAACCAGCACCAGCGCCAATCGCAACAATTCCTGGTGTCTCACTTTCCAACATATGAACAAGCGTGTCTATTGAAGCCTTTTGCTGTTCTGTTGGTTCAAATTCATCAGGAAGGAACTTATACTTTTCTCTATACGAGACAGAGTCGTCCAGTCTTGGAATCGTTGTTTTACCGTCAAGGCTTACGATTGGTTTTGCACCACTCGAAAGTGAAAGTGCTCCAGATTCATCAAGAATTCTTCCGCTTGAATCTCTTTGAGTTACTCCTGAGCCATATTGATTTTCATCGCCGAAGTATCTAAGTTCTTTTACTTTTCTAACACCAACTTGAGTGCCCGATGAAAGAGCGATTACAGAGTCATTTGCCTCATCGGTTACAGCGGCAACAGCTTCTGCGGCTTTTTCTGCAGTATCTGGTTTGCCTTTGCGCTCATCATCTGGAACGCCTGCGAGTCTCCTCATTGTTGGGGACCTATCCATAATGTAATCAGCAGCTTGTTGCGCTTTTTCCATCGCTTTAACAAATGCGCCCGGGTCTTCTTTGAGGTTTGAAATCCAACTCTTTATATAGACAACATGGTCTTTTCTTACCTCTGGTGTTATTCCGACTGCCGCTAGAAGAAACGAAGAACCCATTTCTGCAATCAATTCCTCGGCTGCACGAACCTTTTTATCTTTTCCATAATCTCTTACGGTTGGCCTATCTATGCGTCCTGCTCCACCTGTCCAGTGAGTTAGTTCGTGGAAGAGTGTTCCGTAGTACTGTTCTGGAGACTTAAACATTTCGTACAAAGGCATCTGTATTAAATCTTGGCTTGGAGAGAAGAAAGCCCTATCTCCACCAAACTTAATGACTGGCTTAATTTCTTCTATTACGGACTCAGCATCCTTTATCTTGAGTGCAGGGTCAAGGCGCTCTTTACCAACATCCAACAGCTTCTTTACATATGCATCTGGAAGACCTTCTATATCATCCATGTTGTAGACGGTCTGAACAATAAAGTACTTTCCAGTTGCCCCTTCTCTCGGGACAAGGATATTTACCCCATCCTTGCCATCCTTTACCTTCCCGCCGAACTTCGCCCATTGCGTCTTGCCAGCCCAGAAATTACCCCTGTACTTATTCTGTCTATGAGAATTGGCGAGTAAGAGTGAATTCATACCCTGATACAGACGGCTTCTCGTTGGGTTTTTTGCGTAAAGAGTAGGGGTTCTCCATGGTACGTCCCAGTACGTTGCGGTCGGATTTTTCTCCATCTCGATGAGAGCCTCAAGAATGGACTTCCCTATTTCATCGTAAATCTTTTTGTTTTCACCAGACGACAGAGCGAGACCATCGGATTTATTTGCCAAAGTTTTTGATGCTGGTTTGTCGCCAAAGACACTGCCAGATGAAAGTGACAATTTGTAATCAGGGATGTCTCCTGTATCGGAATCAATTTCGTCTATTGGTACACGACGCTTTGATTCTTTTCCGGCAGAAGCAATATCCTCGATGTACTTCTCTGTTATTGATGAGCGCGCATTCCAGAGAGCATCCTGCTCCTTGGAAATCATTCGTATTGCTACGTCACTAGCTTCAATATTCTTCTTGTCTTTAATTGTGGAAACACGTGAGTACTTGTTGATGTCACCAATCCACTCATACGACCTGTCGCGAAGTGCTTCGAGCTTTCCTGCTTCATTACTTCCAGGTTTTGCTGAATCGAGTCTTACGTTCGCATCACGCACTGTTGCTTTGTGTTTTGCAAGAGAGCCGTTTTCTAGTGCGTTCATTGCATCATCGACGATGTCTAGGTAGTCCTGGAACTCATCCTCGCTCCCAGTTACAAGATTAAAAGCCTTTTGCGTGTCGAAACCATTAGCTTCAACTATTCCATCTCCACCAAGCATGTCCGCCATATCGGCGGTGATGTCATCCTTGATGAGTGGATTTTCCTCTAATGCATCGTGTATTTGGTCAAGCAGATTGCTTCCATCATCAGTGGTTTCAATGTCGTAGTTGTAGTAGTCGCGACCCCTTCCACCAGATGAAAGCGAAGGACTCTCTTCTGTTGTTGGCTTTGCTGGGAGATTTCTTGAATCTCTGTTTACAAGTTTTCCGCTGCGCCTGTCGACCAATCTGTTTGCGAATTGGTTTCCTTTACCGAGCTTCCAGTATTCCTTATTCTCGCTATTTAGGTTTGCTGGCTTTAGACTTGCCTGATATGCAATTTCACCAATTTCATCAGCATAAACTTCGTCCCATTGCGCAAGAATTCTGTTTGTTCCCTTGTCCTTGCCAGTATTTATTTTCTGCTCAGCTCTGACGTAGTAGAGGTCTGGTACTGAGTTGTACCCAATAACAACCTGTTGGTCTTTCGTGGATGGAAGAACCATCTCGTTTCCTCTACGCTCTACACGACCGCCAGAGATGGCCATCACGTTTCCTCTACCAATTTGGTTCATGGTTTCACGGAGGTCAAATCTGTCTGGCTCATAACCCCTAGCCGTTGCCCAGTCTTCGCTTGCTCCAGAAGATAGCGATACACCTTCTTTTTCGTTACGCATTTTGCGCATGTGGCGCTGCTCTCTGCGTCTGACTTCCATCCTTGTTAGGCCAAGCTCTTCAGCAACGTCTTGGAGTGATGCTCCGGTTGTTGTTCTCTTGCGATAAATCTCTTCATCGCTCATGTCTTTTGGCTTTTTGCGAGAAGTGGTCTTTGGTCTTTTTTCTTCTGGACCCATCATGTCGAGTAAGGTGTCGTAGAAATCTACGTTGGTATCGCTTTCGTAATTCTGTTCATCAAAGCCTGGCTTTGTGTCGTCGTCGGCTCCAGAGGAGAGGGAGAGTGAACTTCTCTTCTTTACTTCTTTTTTCTTTCTTAATGGAGTCGGTGAGCCTGGGTCGAATCCGTACTGACGCATCCAGTCGGCCATCGGTTCTTTTCTATCTCCATCGATGTTGTAGGTTGTTATATCTGGTCTATTGTTGTACATGAATTGGTGTATAGCATCTTCCATGCCGTTGTAGAATTCATTGTCATCGCCACGTTGCGCTTCTAGAAAAGCTCCAGCCCTCATCACCATTCGTGAATACCACTCTTGATAATCAAGTGAGGCTTTTTGCTTTTCGTTGAATCCCTTTGGTCTCTCTACCGTGCTATCTCCAAGCCACATAACTCTGGCCTGATTGACGCCCATTTCCCTACCACGCAAATAATCCGGGGACTTGTAGACGTCTGGCTTGTATCTAGGAACGTCTTCCCATCCGTAACCAGAGTCTTTCCAGTCTTGAACTACTTCTTCAAACTTCTTGCGCTTATCTAATTCCTCAGGGGAGACGAGTGACTCAAATTTTGGGTCACCAGAGTGGCGGGTAAGTCTCTTTTCTTGCTCCCCGGATGCAAGACTAATTCTGCCTTGTGGTTTCTTTTGTTCTCTCTGTAGTGCACTGATTAATGCATCTGGCTTGTCGTCAAATCCAGCCTTACGCACGCGTTCATAAGGGACATCATTGAATGTTTCTTTTTTGCCATCTCTGTAATAAATGGTGAGGTCACCATTCTGTGGGTCGTAATCAATCTGTCTTGCAAGCTTCGAATTTTTTGGGTCCATCTGCATTGCAACTGCAGTACGTGGCTGTCTTTCCTCACCAGAGGATAGTGATGGTGTCTTATCTTTTTTGGGACCCTTAGCGAAATCTAGTTCTCCTCGTTTTACTTTTTCTTTTTTAACAGGAGCTTTATTGGCAACTGCTTTTTTCGTAGCCTTCTCCACTGGCTTTACGTCGCCGTCAAGAATGTCGCTTACGTCATCTACTTCATACTTAGGTTCTCTGCTGGTAATTGTCTTACCAGGTTTTACTTTTTCTTTGCCACCCTCGCCCGATATCTTCAAGACGTCTCTTTTTTGCCTAGATGACAGCTTGGAATTATTTATCGAACCTGGACCATCCGGGGTTGGGTCAGGCTGCTCCCAACCTGGGACGTTGTCGAAAAGTGTTCCGTCTCTGTTTTTGTCGACTCTTGTTCTTGGGTCAAGGTCGCCATCAGGCATGCCGAAACCACGACCCCTACGTCTACCACCACCTATATTTGGTCTATCAATTGCTCTTGAGCCGAGCGACCGACCTATTCTGTAACCAAGGGACTTGCCCTCTATCTCATGTTCTGAGATTTTTTTTTTTAAGTTGTGGATAGCTGTATCGACTGCGTCTATCAAATCTTCAGTAACCCCAGAGGTGATTACGATGCCCTCGGGGTCAACAAAAGTTTCCGCTCTGTGGTAATCAAATATTGGGTCAAGAGCAGTTTTTACCTTGTAGGCAAAATTTGGTTCGACTGGTATTAGGTACGACTTTTCACCCATATCGTCGTCGTCGCCATACTCGGAAAGGTCTTTGTATTTCCTTCTTTTCTTCCTCTTCTTGCCGACTGAATTTCTTACAATTCCAAGAACAAACTCGCCTGGGTACTTTAGTTCTAGTACATCGATGATTGTATTTTCTGCTTCAGAAACATGCTCTTCGAGTTCTTTGGAACCACTGCTCAAAACAATCCCATTTGGAATAACAGCAAATCTGCATTTCCCTTCTGGCTCAACTGGCATGTCAATAATTTTGCACTTTGAGCCGCCTTGATAGAAGACGCAGTTTGAGCATTTAACACCGATACGTGCTACTTCGTTTTCTTCTGCAGGGCTGTATCCAGCCCATACGCCATCTGAGTCTTCGTTGAACTTTCCGTGGCGTGAAACTATCTTCAGCAACGCATCGCGTAGGTCTGCTTCTTCTTTGTCCAGCGATGGTTTTTCGTTTGAGTCATACTGAACAGCAGGAAGAGGAATCATCATCAGCCCATTGTCGCTCGGCTTAATCGCAACTGGTATTGAAGGCATTTGTTGTGGTCTAATGACGCGTTGTGGGTCATTCGGTGGAGTTGGTCTTCCACTAACCACGGGCATTGGTGCTGATTGTGGGGAGCGAACAGGTGATTGTGGAATGTTGATTACTTCAGGGGTTCCGAACATGTATCGGCCTTGATTTCTCATGAAGCCGCACTTGTACTTCTTCGCACCGTTCATCTCTTGACGTGTGAATACGACCTCGTCGCCATCGATTGAATGAACAGAAACTTTTGCACCGAATAGATTGGAGAGTTCCTTCTCCATTTCTTCGTAGCCGTTGCTCTCTTCTCTTTGCGGCATCATTGCTACTGAACCTCCGTAGGCGGAATCATCTGCCTTAACGGATATTGTTCCTGTTAGCTGATTGGCTCCGTGGAGAACAGGGCTAACTTCGTAGAGTTCAACTTCGTAAAGAATATTTGCTTGCGACTTTTGGTCAAACTGAGCTCTTAGTGTTTTGTATCCAATCGACCACTCTTGTTCTTCTCCGAAAAAGTGGACATTAGCAAATGCTTCTTTTCCTTTTTCTGAACTTAGATTAAATTGAACTTTTGCAAACAAACCGCCTATCCCGGCAAGTTTCATTTTCAGTGGAAGGCGTGGGTCCTGTGGACCAACTTCGTATATTTCCAATACTTTACCAATAGGGTCATTCCAGTTGTGGCCCCATACGACTCTTGGCTTTCTGCGAAGAAGGCTCTTTGTGAAGGCTCCTGAAGCACATACGTCTCCAACTGAGTCTTTATTACCAATTCCAGCTACGAAACATTCGACTATCCCCTGAGCCTCGTCTAGGCTGACCGTTCCCTTGATGGACTCAGAGCCGTGCGCCGATGACTTGTATTCGAATGCTTCATTTGACATTTTTGGAACCAACTTCTTTCGGCTGCTAGTCGATATTAAACGAAAAACATGTTCCAGAATGTAAGTATTTAAAAAAAGTGAATGTTTTACAGAAATAGTTTAGTGAAACTATCCAACCTGTCCAAACGTCCATGCATTTTTTGCTTCAGTTTCTGAAATCTCCAACTGGTCCTTGGCAAGAATGTTTGCGTACATGCCCACAAGCTCTTCTCTAAAGACGGAAAATCTTTGCTCTTCTCCAGCGTGGGAGAATGATTTCATCATCATTTCCTCCATTGAAGAACGAATCCATGAGTTGATTGAGATGATTCTTGATATCTGTGAATCGATATTTTTCTTAATTGTCGCAGGCGCAATTGTTCTCGGCTTGAGTCCTTTTTGAGAATACGATTCTTTTCTAAATTCAAAAGAGTCATTGATTATTGCAGAAATAACAGGGCGCAAGTCGTCTTCCATTTGCTTATTCCATGTATCTGTAGCAAAAATTGAATCAAGGTCAAGAGTCCCAGACATCAGAGCTTTCTTGGACTTGCTGCTGCCAGCCTTTTCCAGGACAACCCTTTGCTGTCTTTCAACGACCCTCTCGATTCCTCTGGATAGAATTTCTGACCAGCGCTCAATCGCCATTTCCGATTTATCAAAATCCTCGGTTAGTGCTGTTTTGTACCGAAAGCCATCTTGCGGGTCGCTAGCCATACCTTGTGGGATTGGGGCTGCTCCGGTTGCTGGTGCCATTCCGGCGACCTCTGGTGGAAGTGTTGTCTGAGCCATGTCTCCAGAACCACCAGCAGCGACTTCAGCCATTGCTCCTTGCATGGTGTTTGGGTCCAACGGTGGGGCCGCTCCTTCTACAGGGGGCATGCCTGGCATTCCGGGCATTGGAGGCATTCCTGGTGCTCCAGGAGCGCCACCAGGTACCTGGGCAGCATTCTCTTCCATCTTCTTTTTTGTATTAGCAATAGGAATCAGGTTTGGATTCATAAGTAATGAATCAGCAAGGTCTGCTTCAACTTCTTTTCTTCCGCTCGCAAGTCTGTATTCATTCACGGAAATAAGACCTTGACCCAATTCGTCTTTTAGGTATCTTTCACGTTCCTGTTTGTAAAGCAGCAAAATTGGAACTTCGCTTGTGTCAAAGTCAAGGTAATACTTTTCGTCAAGTTCATCGAGAGCTCTTGCTATTGGCTCCAAGTGAGGCAACATTGTCTCTACCCAGAAAACTCTAATCTCTTCAGCTGAGTTACTAAACGTTCGTCCCGAGGCATTTCCAATTACTGATTCTGGAACTCCAAACGCAGCAAGAATTTCTTCTTTTGTAATTTGACGCATTTGTATGTAGGCAGCGTCTCTTGGGTTTGCCGAAGTATCAACAAAGTCAACACCTTCGTCTGCAGCGATAACTGTTGTGTGCCCAGTTTTCCCTAAATTACCCCTAAATCTATTGCGTAATTCCTCTTTATCGTCTTCGTCAATCTCACCTCTGACAACAAGTAATCCACCAGGTCTTCCGTCATTAAGCAGGTAGTTTCTGTTGTACAACTTGGCTAGGTTTTCTATTTCTACGGCAACTCCAGATGCTTCCAATGGAGTTAGCGACAGATATGGGTCTAGCGGGTGAGGCCTTCTAATCCAGACAACATCCTCTGGCTTCATTATTACTTTTTTACCGTAAGGCATCTGCACTTCGTACCCAGAAACAAATGTTCTGGCGTCAGGGATTGGTGCAGTTGACTGTGGCGGAAGAAGGTTCAGCCCAATAACGCCACCATCTCGTCCGCGAATCTTTTCGATAAATGCTCCGCGCGTACCAAGTAGTAACTGGGCAGAAAGTCTGTATCTGAAAATAAAAGAGTTCTCGCCGATATTTGATTTAACGTTGAGGAGCTCAAGCAATGAAGAACGCTTGGCCTCACGGCCGACTACGATTTCGCCGTCTTTTGAATTGTCTTTTCTTAGAATTATCGGAAGTCTTGCTTGGTTCCCAGCAATTGCATCTATACACCTGTTAACCCAGGTAATTTTCTGCATGCCCTCTCTATAGGCACGCTCAATATCCCACGAGTCCCTGTATGGCTTATCCGTGTAACTTGGGTTACTTGATACGGGCGCGCCGTAACCAATGGCGGATTTAGTCTGCTTTTGACCAGCAGACTTATTTTCGGATGAATTCCAAGCCATATTTTACTCAAGTCCTAACAATAAACCAAATAGACCGCACGTCAGTCCGGCAACCACTAATCCCGCTGGCGGGAATATTAAACCTGCTCCAATACTTGTACATAGTATAAATGAAACCATGAACAGATTAGCGAACGTACTTCTATTTAATTTGGGTTTTATTAAGGACTTGAACTTATTGGACAGAGTGCTCAGTTTGGGCATATAACATACAGTAGCCTATAAACACGAGTAACGACATTAGGGAATACAAATCCGATGGCTAATAAACCAAATTGGGACGAGGTGCTTAAGTACCTCACGCCAAAGGAGACTCCATTCTGCCCAGAAGAGCCATCGCTTAATCAAAAGGTTTTTCTCAGAACTCATGCACTTGAAGCCCTTTTTGGAGGTGCGGCTGGTGGTGGCAAATCTTCAGCACTACTGATGTCGGCACTGCAGTACGTAGATATTCCTGGTTATTCGGCAATTCTCTTCCGTAGAACTTTTGCTGACTTGTCGCTCCCTGGAGCGTTGATGGACCGATTTAAGTCATGGATGGCAAACTACGATGACATCCACTGGAATAGCAATACGTTTATCGCTACCTTCCCATCTGGAGCCAGAGTATCTTTCGGTTACTTGAACAACGTCAATGACTATCTTCGTTATAAGGGTTCGGAGTTCCAATTTATAGGGATGGATGAAGTCACTGAAATACGAGAGTCAGACTATAGATACCTCTTCTCACGATTGCGCCGTCCAAATAGCGGACCAGTTTCTCAGATTCCCCTTAGAATGCGATGTGCCTCAAACCCAGCACCCAATTGGGTTAGGCAGCGATTTATCGTTGAGGGCCGCCAGGAGGGGAGAATCTTCGTTCCTTCAAAACTGACAGATAACCCAGGAATTGATGCTGTTTCGTATCGCCAAGCCCTTCAGGCCCTAGACCCAATTGAACGCAGACGACTAGAAGAGGGCGACTGGTGGAGCACAACGCTCGGCACCCTATTTGATAGAACAGGGTTCGTTATCATTGATTCGGCCGAACTCCCTCCAATAACCAGTTCTGCGCGAGTTGTTCGATTCTGGGACTTGGCAGCATCAGAGCCAACATCTTCAAACCCTGACCCTGACTGGACCGTAGGGACCCTTATGCTGCTTGATGAGGGCATATCCTACGTTCTTGACGTACGGAGAGCCCGTGTCCGAGGAGAGAAGGTTGAGCAGCTTCTAGCCCAAACAGCACTAGAGGACGGGCATGGCGTGGCGATACGAATGGAGCAGGAACCAGGCTCGTCTGGCAAGGCCCTAGCCGACCAGTACGCAAGATACGTCCTTCCTGGCTACGACTTCTCCGCAATACGGTCAACTGGAGATAAAGAAACCAGAGCAAGACCATTCGCGGCTGCTGTTGCAAATGGAAACGTGAGGGTCGTTAGGGCTCCATGGCTATCCAACTGGCTAGACGAATTCTCGTCTTTTCCTGAATCTTGCGACCACGACGACCAGGTTGACTCCGCTACTGGAGCTTTCACATTTTTAACTGGCCTGGGGTTGCCTCAGAGGAGAAAAGTTTCTATACTGCTCTAGAGATAGACCAACTACCACAAGGAATATTAAAAATGAACAATGAAAAATTAGACCTTATTAAAAAGCTCGTCGCTGAGCTTGATTCAGAACTCATGGAATACGCAGACTCAAATCCAGATGTCATAGAGGCATGCGAGTTACTGGCTGAGTTGAATTTCTTGAAGCGCGATTTAGCAGCTGCTTACGATTCTTACGTTTATGCAATGGGAAGAATCATTGGCGATGAGCAAGAGGTCAATCTTGCAAGCGGAATCAAAATTGAAAAGAACTCGTCATACGAGCGCAAGGGCTGGAAGCACAAAGACCTTGGTTCTGCGGTTGCGGACAAGTTGATGAAGATGTCCGTAGACATGGACACTGGTGAGATTACAAAGTCTCCACAAGAAATCGCTCTTGACATGCTGACCTATTGCGCGCCATCGTACTGGAGAGTTAAAGAACTCAATAAAATTGGCATTAATCCAGACAACTACTGTGAAGTCGGCGACCTCAAAACAAGCATCATTGTTCGCAAAGCAAAATAACCACTAGAAACAGGAGATAGAACCAACTATGGAACAGCAACAAGTAAACGAACAGGCAATAACCCAAGCGCTTTACGCACCATTCCCTGAGGAGATGGAAAAAAGCATGAATCTTTCTGGGGTCAACTTAAAGTTCATCCCCGTGAGTGAAGTTATAAATCGTCTCAACAAAGTTCTCGGCGTTGATGGTTGGTCGTTCGAAATAATTAGCTGCGATGAAGTTTCAACAAATGTTGATGAGCTGAGTGCCCATGTGAGCCTCACTGTTGATTTTGGAAACGGCAAGAGAGTCGTAAAGCATGCCGTTGGCGGAGCACCAGTAAAAAGAATCAAAGCAACTGGGAAACCGTTGGATTACGGAAACTCAAGAAAAATGGCAGTTTCTGATGCGCTCAAAAAGGCTGCGCAACTGATTGGTGTTGGCCTTTACCTGTCACGCTCTGCAGACGCGATGGATATTGAGGATGCAATGGAAGCCGGCTCCTCGACACCCCACCAAGCAGAACCAGTTGAGGTAGCACCAAAAACAGAGCTGGAAGAGAAGTGGGATACTTTTGTTGAAATAACAAAAGCGCTCACCAAGGAGCAAAAGAATGAACTCAACGAGTTCTGGTCCACGCACAGTGGCGGCAAGCCAAAGCCAACGAAGACAACAGCGTCACTCGATGACCTACAGGCCCTCGTAGTAGAAGCCTTGCGTCTTCAGTTTGGTGGCAAATATGTCGACACAAAGTAACAGTAATGGTGGACTAAAAGCTCCAGAGTTTCTATCACCATCATCCATCTCTACATTCAATCAGTGCCCGCTTAAATTTAAGTACAGCAAGATTGACAACATCAAGGACCCAAGTGGTAAAGAAGCTCTTCTCGGCAACTTTGTTCACGATATTCTTGAAGAAATGTACAAACTCCCACCAGAGTTCAGAACACAGGAACAAGCAAAAATAATTGCCAAAGAACAGTGGGACACAAAGTGGGCGGTACAGGTTCAAGAGATTGTGACCGATGACAAAAATCTAAAGCTATTCAGATGGTCTGCTTGGTGGTGTGTTGAAAACCTTTGGAGACTTGAAGACCCAGCGTTAATAGCGCCTCATAGCCTTGAGTCTTTCGTTAGTGGTGGGATTGGTGGAGTCAAAATACGTGGATTCATCGACCGACTTACTCGGGACGCAGTTACTGGAGCACCAAAAATCAGTGACTACAAGACGGGTAAAACTCCACGTAAATCAGACCTTCAAGACAAGTTCTTCCAATTGATTATTTATTCCCAGCTTCTTTCAAGCATCGGGATTGAATCAGAAGAATCATCAGCCGAACTTTTGTACCTGAAAGACGGAGTTCGCTTTGAGATGCAGATAACCCCATCTGACGTTAGTCGGGTTGTTGAGAAGATACAAAACACAAAGTCCGGAATAGACGAAAGATGTGTCTCTGGGGAGTTTGAAGCCAAGAAGTCAGTTTTGTGTGGATGGTGCGGATACAAGTCTTTTTGTCCAGCCTGGAAATAAGGGGAATTAAATGATTACGAACGACGATGCTTTTGCGCGCATGGTTGCAGAAGAAGTTAAAAACAAACTGTCACCTTTGCATAAAAAAGAATTAATGAAGCAGGAGAACTGGGAAAAATGGAAAGACGCACTTCTCGCACTATCCAATAATCTCCAACTTCAAATCGACGATATAGAGGCTGACTCAGAGTCTGACCTTGCACGATACGGCTCGCTAGGGAGGGCTGGAACAAAGCTAACTCGCGAAGCTGGTTCCTATTACGAGACCAAGGCAACAAGAATTAAACGCTTCAAATTTCATGTTGATAGAAGGCTTGATGAAGTTGCTGTCATGATTTCGACTGGCCAAGAAATGCAAAACGATGGCTGGGAACAGGTTGAGTTCTTCAAGCGGGCAATAGCAAAGCACAGAGCAATGCTCAGGGATTTTGACCTAGAAGATACAGCGATAGACCGTTCGCTGTGGGATACTCTTGATAACAAGTGGACATTCGAAGACATTAGCGAGGATTCACTCTAGGTAAACAACATGAGCATAGAGGTCGCCAATGATTCGAAGAAACAAACCAATCAAGAGAAGTGGCCCTCCTAAAAAAAGAAGTGCAAAAACCGAAGAGATTTATGTCGAACGGCGTAAGTTTGTTGAAAAAATACTAAGGGAAAGACCGGCATGCGAGGCTTGTAAGGTTTTTGCAACTCACGACGGCAAGACGACATACAACCAACATCTCAGTAGGGATGTTCACGAAATAATCAGACGCTCTCAGGGTGGCTCCATACTTGATGAGGAAAATGTACTTGCAGTTTGCAGGCTGTGTCACGTAAGAATTGGTAATTACCCTCAACTTGCGTTTGATTTAGGGTTAGCAAAACATGGCTGGGAAAGATAATTATTTATAGTTTTATAATTAACACTTTCACTATTTAGTACGGGTGTATCGTTGTAATTCTTAGGACCGTTATAGGCGCGAAAGTCGGGTGGGGAGACTCACTCGGCTTTTGCGTTTTTTACTTTAGTGGAACATTATTTAAAAGCTCTTCACTTATTAGTGTGCAACATAAGTGCTAACCTTAATTCGTCTGGCCGATATCTACCCTTCACGGAAGAAAGGCGGTGGTCCAAGAGTCGAGTGTTCCTACACGGCAATGATTCTGAGCCGCCGCAAACGGTTCAAATTTAACCCACCGAACTCGCTAGATGTTCGGTGGGTTTTTGCTTTTAGGTTAGTATGTCACTGTGATAAACGATTTTCTTGGACTAGACCTATCTCTAACATCAACTGGGTATGCGTTTGGTGACGAATCTGGAGTTATCTCTTTTAATAAGTCTGGACCAGAAAGACTCTGGCTGGTAAAAAGGGAAATAGAATCCCTAATCAACAGACATGAGGTAAAAGCCGTCATGCTTGAGGGTTACTCGTTTGCTTCACGCAGCGGTCAGGCTTTCTCTATTGGAGAGCTTGGTGGGGTGATTCGCCTACTGCTGTGGCAAATTGGAATCCCCTACGTGACGATACCCCCAACATGTCGAGCAAAGTTTGCAACCGGAAAAGGAAACGCATCAAAAAACGAAGTAATTTCTTCCATATCTGCACGTACTGGAATTGTTTGGGAAAATCCAGGAGCCGACGACAGATGTGATGCGTGGATTCTGCAGGAGATGGGTTTGGCTCACATAGGTAAACCACGATTTAATTGGCCGGCGCAGAACATGGATGCTTTAGCCAGGGTAGATTGGACACCAATCGAGGAAAAAGGGGAATAATGAGAACATCACCCATAAGCCAGGTAGAAATTGAACAAGAGCTTATAAGACTAATAGACAGACTTGAAACAGAAACAGAAAAATTTGAAACCTTAGCCATGGACGCTGCAAAAAAAGATGCGCTCTATAAGTCAACATGGGCTCGCGAATATTTATCCGCGAAGGGTTCAATCAAGGAACGAGAAGCTTGGGCGGACTACAAGATGGACGAGCAAAATTTTGACTACAGGTGCGCAGAGGCGTTAGTTAAAACGAAGAGAGAATTACTTCTATCCCTAAGAACATCAATTGACGCAATGAGAACACTCAATGCAAACGTCAGAACACAGGTATAACTATGTCAGATAAAATTCACGAATCATTAAAGCAACTTGCTGTTGATGTCGACAAACTTGTTCCACTTGAGGGAAACCCAAGAAAAGGTAACGTCCAGTCAATCATGGCTTCATACAGAGAATTTGGACAGATAAAGCCAATTGTTATTCGCCCAAACGATGATGGAACATCAACGGTTATTGCAGGCAATCATCAGTTGGAAGCAGCAAAACTTCTTGGTTGGGACAAAATAGCAGCGGTTAGCTATGACGTTGATAACAAGAAGGCAATTGCATTTGCCATTGCTGACAACAGAACAATGGAGCTTGGCTACACGGAAGCAGAACTTCTAAGTGAGTTCATCCTCGAAATTCACGAAGAGTATCCAGAGCTTGTTGACAGTCTTGGATGGGATGAGTTCGAGATTGCAGAATTTGAACAGACATCAATCAGGGAAGAGTATCAAGTTCTTGGTTCAGACAAATACGTTCCACCAATTATTTTTTCTGACGATGAAGAAGAAGAAGAAGAAGAAGAAGAACCAGTAAAGAAGGACACATCAGTCGACCTAAACACTGTGTCCATAACAAAAGATAAAGATGGAAATCAACAAATAAATGTTCGTCCTGGGGTTGACCAAAATGATGCAGTCGTTAGAGGGTCAACCACGGTCTCCCCTCGTTCGGCACCGCAGGCTGTTGTTCAGTACACAATAGTTTTTGACAACACACAACAGCAGGCTGAGTGGTACACATTTATAAAGTGGTTACGTTCTGATGCTGGTTTAGAGGGCGACACTGTTGCTGAGAAATTGATTTCATTTATCTCAGAGCACACTCCATGACCAGACAGAGATTATTTCTAGACATGACATGCGTGGACGCTGCGAGACAGCGTATTAGGCATGTCTACGACCAATTCGATACTGTATGTGTTCAGTTCTCTGGCGGTAAAGACTCAACAGCAATTCTCTACCTAGCAAAAGAAGTACACGAGGAACGCGGCCTCGGTCCTGTCAAGGTTATTTTCCGTGACGAAGAGATGGTGAGTCCCAGTGTCGTGGAATACGTTGAGAAAGTCAGGGGTTACGATTGGGTAGATATGGAGTGGTACTGCCTTCCATACCCTGCTGAAATTTGGGTTCTCGGTTACCGCATGACAACGGTTCTTTGGAGCCAGCAAAGAGGTGAACAGAATAGATGGCTGAGAGATATGCCGGAGTTTGCAATTAACGCAAACAATTTTGGTTTATCGCATGCGACCTCATTGCCCGAACAAACCGACTATTACACAATGCAGGGTAAAAAGGGAAATGTTGCATTCTTGACAGGGGTAAGAGCGAGTGAGTCAATGGTCAGATATCGCTCGGTAGTCCAAAAACTGCATGAAAACTACATAAATACTCCTTATAAGTTAAAAGCTGGAATTCCGCTCAAGTTTGCAAAAGTAATTTATGACTGGAATACCAATGACGTATTCAAGTTCATAACAGAAGAACATGGTGCTGAATACTGTGAATACTATGACCTTGCAGTTACAACTGGAAGTAATACGAGGGTTGGGATACCACTCCACGCAACGGCAATCAGGAGAATTGGCGATGTTATTGCTACTGAACCAGAATTCTACGACAGACTTTGGGAGTGCTTCCCATTTATCGACGCCCAGAGAAGATGGTGGCCAGAATTTGACAGCGAGAGTCTTATAAGCAGATACTCTGGGCGTGGATTTGATGGAGCTTCAGAATTTATTAATGAATATCTAGTAGGTGACAGAAGAAAAATGGAAGCTCGCGTCTATGTATCTAAGTTTAGAAAAAAACACCTTCAGGACCCATATGGGTATCCCATAAGTTGGTTGATACGCAATCTTATGTTAAATGAAATAGATGTTAATTCGCCGACACCGGTGGGTCCAAAAACAAAAGCAAATGCTGTAAGAATTCTTGAAAGAGAAGTGGAACTGTGAAAGAAATAAAAATTGAATGGGTTGGTGCTAGCTCACTCGTCGTCCCCGCATGGAAGACGACGTACACAATAAGACCTGAGCTACTCGTAATCTCTTCCTCTTTGATGCAGCATGGGTTCATACATCCAATACATGCACGAAGGGAGACAGGGGAGATAATAGATGGCTCCGAAAGATACAACCTCTTCGTCAATATTTCGGAAATATCAGAAACTCACGGCGACCTCATCCCGGTGGTCTTTCATGATTGTGACCAGCTAGAAGCAATGATGATGCATGTTCAGCTCAATAGAGGAAAATCTGTCATTGTCGCAGCAAAGCTCTCAAAAATAGTTCGCGAAATGAAACGGTCTGGACGCTATACAAGCCAAGATTTTGATGACATGCTGTGCATGAAATCCGACGAGTTATCGTTAATGCTTGACGGCAGTCTAATAAAAGTAAGAAAAATAAAAGAGCACAACTATGCTCGCGCATGGGTTCCGATAGAGGCCCCATCTGGGAAAGAGGGTATTTCTGGACCATTCTTTGAATCACCGCCAAATGCTGATAGGTGATTAATAAAACTTAATTAAATGGTGTCCAGGTTGTAGGCATATTTTCTGGTATATTTTTATGTCCAAGGAGTTTTATGCCAGGTGTACGCTACGGCCCAGATATCGCAGATGACGCTGCAGTTATCTATAAGGGAATCAAAGAGCTCAATGATAAAGAACAGGCGCTCAAGCGCAAAGCTCAGGCTGCAAAAAAAGCAGGCAAGGGAAAAAATATCACTGGAGCCTTGAACAAAAAAGACCGAGCAAAATACGACAGGCTTGCAAAGTTGGCCACAGATATTTTTGGAGTTACCCAGCGAGACCTCAAGCGCGGCAATTATGGCGACCTTTACAAGATGCAGAGATACTCACAGCAGGGCGTTACTAGTCGTGGTGCGAAGTCAAAGGGTGCAAAATTTGCAAGAAATAAGCGGACTGGTAAAATTAAAAGAAGCAGTGAATTGAAGGAATACTCAAGACGCAGCGAAGGCAAAAGCACCCGCTCACAAGATGTAGGAGGTGGGACAAGAGAATCCTACCTTGGCTTCACCAAGCCCAAGGCATATCGTGAGATTGAAGCTCGTGCAGCTAAGAGAATGAAGAGTAGGGGAGTCAGGGTCGGTGCCTCAAAAAAGAAGATAGAGAACAGAGCAGGACTAGACGCCCTGGGGATTACCAGAGTGAATAAAACTGGTGGCATAACCAGCACTCCAAATCGAGGAAGGGGAGCACTTCCGAGCGCTCGCCCACCACTCGTTGGTGCTAAACCAAGAAAACCAAGAGCAGCAGCATCAGCAACAAGAGCTCGCGGTGCACAAAAAGCAACAAAGAAAACTGTTAAGAACGCGGGAAAAACAAAACCAGGAACCAGGAAGAAGAAGAAGTAGTTTTACTTTTATTTATTTCCCATAAATAAATCTTCGAATCCACCGAGGTCAATGTCTTTCGGGTCGTCCAGGTCGATAATGTCTTCAAAAAATCTATCGCCTTCTTCGGATACGTGTTCTTCTTGGATAAACTTTTTTACGCTTTTAACTGGGTTGAAAACAGCGTTAATTGTCCCGTCTGGGTTACGTCCAGTAATCGTCATCCCGGTTGCGCCCATGGCAACATTGGCTATTACCCACATGAAGTATTGAAAATCATCTAGTGCTTCATCGTCTTCTTCAAGATTTTCTTCGTTCTCTTCAAAGAAGAAAAATAGAGTCTCAGTGACGTGGTTGAGGATTTTGACTACGTCTTCTTTTATTTCTGCTTTGCTTGATTTGGCCATTCCCGTACAGTACCAGCATCTAGATGGTTGGTCAATCAATCATTGACCTCAAAAATAGGTAAAAAATGTTAAAATTATGGACTATAAAGAGTCCCAATAACTTTTGACCCGAGGATGACATGGCACTTGTTACGGTAAACGACCTTAAGGTCTACATGGATATATCCTTGACGAACCGTCAGATAGACGCGTGTGAAATGGTATTGGCTGGACTTCAAAGCGAACTAGAAGCTTTCCTTCGTAGGCCAATAGAGCCAACCTCGTTTGTCGAAGAGCACCGACTGGATGTTGGTCATTATGGGGTGCCTATGTCCTCATTTCTGTCAATCACGGATAACAACTACAGTGATACGTTTGTGGACAACGTAGTTAACAATACGACATACGCCGCCCCTCCACCAGCCATATATCTCAAGAATACCCCAATAGTCTCTATAACTCAGGTAAAAGTAGAGCCGGTAATGGGTACCGAGAGAATTCTGGTTGAAGGCCAAGACTATGTAACAAGAACGTATGGGATTGATTATTACTACGGATACCCAGACGACCTAATAACTATCACCTATACGGCGGGATTGGATGGGGCAAACATTCCAGTTTTCAAACTGATGATTCTTCGTGCGGCAACTCGTGAAATACAAAACATGCATGATGATGTTGTTGGTGTGAAGGACCTAAATCCAAGAAATATTGCTCCAATGATGACTGGATTCATGGATACCGAACTTTCAACTTTGAGAAGATATAAAAGAACACGGATTTAATAGTGACACGAGTACGCGTAGTAACACGAGTCTCAATCGACTCTGACGAAGCAAAAGAACGACTAGATGATTTGGGCGACAGAACACGGGATATGGGTCCTGTTCTCAGGTGGGCAAAAAACAAACTAGAAGATGCAACTAAAGAGAATTTTTTATCACAAGGTTCGATGTCTGCAAAATCGATGCTTGGTGGGGCATGGCCACCACTCTCGGCAGAGTATGGCGCATGGAAAGCAACACACTGGCCGACTCCAATGTTGATAAGAACTGGTGGATTATTCTTTGACGCAACCAATCTTAATGTTCTTGGTGGAGCAGCAAGTGACCAGTCAATAACACTTACGGTTAATAATAGAATTGCCAAGTTTCATCAGTATGGAACAGAGAATATGCCAGCTAGGCCAATACTTTTTACACCAAGAGACTTTGACAGAGATGTTGGTAAAGCTGCAAGTAGATACATCGTCCAAGGAAGCAAGCTCACATGATTAATTTAATGAATGGCGCTCACTTCGCAAAGAAGTACGTAAACGACTATCTTCAGTTGGACATTCCATCGCGTTTGGTCGACTATCAGAACGGTTGGGCTATAGATAATCAACAATTACCACCACCAGAACAGTACATACTCCACGAGCCGCTAGCACTAGATAGGTGGCCATCACTAATTACCACGGTTCTTTCCACTAACGAAATGGAGAGAATAGGGTTTGACAATGGTAACCCCCTGTATCGCGTCAGCTACTCAATGCGGACATACGTCTGGGTTAGAGATGAAGGCTCAGAGGCATGCACCTTAATGAGAGACAGAATGACGACAGTAGTTCGTTCTGCATTGCTCGATTACCCCTGCTTGCGAGCATACGATTCAAGGACATCATTTCGTGCGGTAATCGATGAATCAACAATTCGTGAAGAATTTTCGGACATCACCCTACTCAAGGGTGACCGCGTTATGGCTGGCGCATTCGTTGCGTACACGCTCCAGATAGATGAAGTTGTGATGCGTAAGGACCATGCAGACGTGTCTCAGATTGAGTTTGAAACCGTTTCCGTCAGCGCCGATAGTGAAATTCCCGATTTAATTACATCATCAACTGATAACAGAATAGTTATGACTGGGGCCAATGGTGAGGTCACCATCACCGGCCCTGGTGTATGATTTATAAATGTTTTTCTTATCAAAGCCACTTGTTTGAGGTTCTGGTGATAGTTGCACAAAATAATCACTTTGCCTCTGTACAATTGACTCACATAAGGGAATCCCACCCTCAATGAGAAGTAATAGGAAGGTCCTATGCCTGGCGTAGTAATATCAACTTCAGTAAGAACCGGCCCATCGACAGCGACGGTCCGAGAATCATCACAACTATTCGTCGTTGGCCTTGCTAATAGGGGCCCAAGCGGTGAAGCAGTTCTCGTACAAAGCATCGCCGATTTTGAAGCGATGTTTGGTGATTACCGCTCAGATTCATACCTACACCCAACGGTAGAGACCTTCTTTGAAGAGGGCGGCACGCAGGCATATGTTGCTCGTGCAGTAGGAGCTAGCGCAACAGTCGGAAGCCTTGCTATTCAAAACGGTGCTGCAGCAAACTGCATAACACTGACCGCCAATGGTGCTGGAGCATGGAGCACAAGTGTTGCAGTTGTAGTAACAAACAACACCACAACAGCAAAGCTCGACCTGTACTTTGAGGGCACGCTTGTTTACTCAACAGGTAACTGTTCTACATCTTCACAAATGGCTGGTCGAATTAACTCGAGCTCAATAGCTTCTCGTTACGTATCTGCATCAGTAAACTCAACGACCACCCTCCCAGCAACACTGGCTTCAACGACCCTCGCTGCAGGAAACTCCTACGAGAACCAAGTGAACGCCGCCAAGTACGTGTCTACATTGACCGCATTCAACGATGCACTTGGAACTGGTGCGGTTGTATGCCCGGAAGTTTCAAACGATGACGCTGCTGTTCGTGCAGGACTAATAACACATGCAAACAACTACAGCAGAATTGCAATTTTGCACGGAGCATCGGGAGATAGTGCTGCACAGATTAAGGCAAAAGCACTTGTTCTTCAGGCTGAAGATAATGCCGAGCATGCAGCCCTTTACTACCCATGGATTACCGTTCCTTCGGGAATTGCTGGTGTAAGCAGAACAATTCCACCAGATGGTTATGTTGCAGCAAAAAGAGCTGTCGCCCACAACCAGACTGGCCCTCAGTTACCAGCTGCTGGCTTGATTTCTACAGCAAAGTTTGTTTCAGGAACAGCTGCAGACATAGACAAGACAACAGGCGATGACCTTGACGAAAACTACGTGAATGCAATTCGAGTGATTCAAAACAGCGTAAGAATCTACGGAGCACGTTCACTGTCCTCAGACACCGACAACTTCCGCTACATAACACAGCAGGATGTTGTGAACACAATCGTCACGGAGTGTTACCGCTCACTTGAGGACCTCGTGTTCTCAACAATCGACGGAAGAGGAACAATATTTGCAAACATCGAAGCAAGACTGGTTGTAATCCTTGCCGGAATGAGAGACCTTGGCGCTCTCTACCCAGCATTCGATGCAAACGGTAAGCAACTTGACAACGGATACACGGTTAAGTGTGACGCCGGAATCAACCCAGCTGCACAGCTTCAAACAGGTCTTGTTAAAGCAAGAGTCGGCGTAAGAGTATCGAGCGTCGGTGACAAGATTGAAATTGACATCGTCAAATCAAACCTGACTTCAACAGTCGTATAACGGAGGAATAGGAAATGGCAAAAATTGCACAGAGACAAGTACTTGCGGAGATATTCCCAAGTAACTTTGCGAGCAACGCCAAGCAGCAAACAAACGTCCAGGCGAACCTTCCTAAGTGGACTGGTTTTAAGTTCGCTCAGGTGTCTGGTGGTGAAATCACGGCTTCTGTAGAGAAAATCTACGAAGGCGGAAAGTCACGCCCGACAGTTCTTTGCGCTCCTTCAGAAATTGGCGACATCACGCTCACAGCCCACTATGACGATGACATGGTGAGTGCCGAGACCGCTGCTGGCATTGGAGCAAAGATTCAACTTTTGCGCAGATATGTTGGTGTTGCTTACTACAACATCGTAATCTCTGTTTTTGACTGCGACATCAAGGACCCAACGAATGACCGCTACTACTATGACGCCCTTTTGGTCGGCATGACAGAGCCAGACGGTGACTCGTCATCTGGTGCCCCAGCCACATTTGCCCTTACATTCGCCATATCTGACGTCACTTCAACCCTTAGATAGTTAAAAGGGTACTTCCGCTACGGCGGATAAAGGTGTGGTAGTTTTCAGGACATGAGCGACAACACACTTTATACAACAGAAGATTCAGACAGCCAAAAGCAAAAGAGAGCAGCCCTGAAGGACACTTCGCCAGCTAGCTCAGCTATTGTTTCTGTACCAGAAGAGACGCAGCTTGTTAAGCTTCGTAATCTTGTTAAGCGCAAGGTTGAGAGAAACCCTGTTCTTATCGAGGTACCAGAACGTCCAGGCCTCAGCGTCAAGGTGAGCCCAAACATCACCCAGACACAGATGAAGAACTGGCGCAAGCAGTGCGGTGAGGATTCACGCAACGGTCTTGATGCTACAAAGTTTGCCTGCATGGTCATTGGCCATACAACAATTGGCATCTACGTTGAAGACGAAGAAGTATTTGATGAGTACGGTAATATCATGAATTTCGCTCATCCATTCATTCTTGAAATGACCGAAACAACCAAGCCAGTTCCAGATGCTGTTAGAGCACTGTTTGGCGTTGACCCACATATCGAATCAGCCGCGCTTGCAATTCTTGATGCCGCTGGATACTCAGATACGGTGTCAGCATCGGACCCTACGAAGGAGTCTTCGACGAGCTAGTCAAGGACTCCATAATCCAATCAGCAGCAAGACTCGGGGAATTATTCGGGCAAAACCCGCTAGAACTCCTTGATAGAGACGATGTTGACTGGCTATTGCTCATGTCATGTGCTAAAGTAATATCTAACGACCGCGAAGAGCAAGAGCGCAAGTCGAAGACTCAGCAGGCATAACCGAATGCCCGTATAGCTCCGGCGCTTTTTACACTCACGTGACTTAAAAATCACACTATGAAGTGGTAAAGAGCCATGGCAGACGAGCTTGTAAAAATCAAAATTTCATTTGATGCCAAGACTAAAGAACTTGTAAAAGCACGCCTCGAATTACTTGCTCTTGATAGAGCAGCCAAGAAACTGGGTAGTCGTGACCTCGGCGCACAGATGGCCAAGTCATCTCTAAACTTTCAGACAACATCAAGAAAATGGAAAAAAAGTTTTGACCAAATAGATTCCATGGTCAAAATGACCGGAAAAGGAATGACCAAGTTCCTAGGTATGGCCATTAAAGGCGTTGTTCTGGAAATGGGTCTTCTCGGCGCAACCATGATTGCAACTCACGCACTTTTTGCTTCGGGAAGATTCCTGATGAAGGCATACGGTGGGGCAATGCAGTTAATTGCCGGAGGTGCTGCAGCGCTAACCATGGCACTTGGAGCTGCGGCCGCAGCGATGCGCGAACAACAGGCAGCAATGTACGCCTACAGAGGCAAGGGCGCACAACAGTTCGGTTCAGCAATGAATCAGACCAGAATGGCAATGCGCAACTTACAGGCTGATGCAGACCTGGCAATTCTTGGTGTCGACGGCTTGAACAAAGCTTATGGCGTTATGTCAAAAACAATGAGTTCGACACAGATAAACGCAAGCAATAAAACTTTAAAAGCATTGATGGACTTTGGTTCCGCTGGGCAAGACCCACAGAAGGCAATCGAGCAAGTTGCAGCTGTTGTCGCTGCACTCAATAACCAGAAGAAAAGTCTTGCGGATGTAAAAGCCGAAGCTGCCAAACTTGGACCAGAAATGCAAAAAGCATTGAAGGAATCAAAATTCACACAGACAAAAGCTGGCTTTAAGGATGCCCTGTTTTCTGGTCTTTTTGCTGAAAAAGGTGGAGTGGCAGGGCAATTCGATGCAATAAATAACACACTGATTGGTCGGCTTAAGTCATACATGACTCAGTTAAAAACTGAATTTGCCGACTTTGGAGACCAATTCCTTGAACCGACAAAAGGCGCATTCGAGGGTGTATTTAAAATAATCAAAAGAGACCTTCAGAGAATAAGTGCAACAATTGGTCAGTCAATGGGGTTCGAAACAATCACCGACGGCATGGTCAATGCTGTTGATTCCGTAAGCAACTGGATGGTAAAGACGATTCGAGAATTCTTACCGAAAGCTACCGGTATGTTCGAACGTATGGGCAGTTGGATGAAAGATTTCAAGCAAGGCTGGAAACGCGTTAATGACTACATGCGACCACTTCAAGATGGTGCAAGAGTTCTGGAAAAAGCATTTAAGCCGATAGGTAAAGCTCTTCAGGGTGGTGCTAGCAACCTGTGGTTATTTAATGATTTATTGCAAAAAAATGAAGGAGAAGTTTTAGCCTTTGGTGAAGCACTTGGCGGAATGATTGCAAAAGGTTCAGAATTGTTTATGAATCTTAAGAAAGGATTTTTTGACCTTCTTCCATTCTTGACAAAAATTGTAAACATGGTTGCGCAAATATTCGGAATGATGACGAAGATGCTTACTGGTGGACTTGGTAAAGGATTGATGACAACTCTTGCCCCACTTCTTGCTTTCAGTCTTGCCGGAAGAACTATGGGAAAAGTTACTGGGAGAATGGCCCCAGAAGCAGGGAGACTGACAACCCAGCAGATGAACGTAACAGCTGGAACCGTAACTGTTGGTGGCAGTCCAGTCCCTGGGGCTGGGGCTGGGCCTGGAGGCGGAAGAGGACCGGTTGGTCCTGGTGGAAGAGGTGCCGTAGTTGGACCAGGAGTTCCATCACTTGCCTCTGGAGCAAGAATATCATCAAGCACTTCACTTTCTCCAGGGATGGCTGGACCAGTTCTGCCCGGAACCATGTTGGCGGCACAAAGAAATTCAGTATTCATGGGACAACGTGGAGTTGCTGGAATTGCAGCCGCAGGTTATGTCACGGACATGGGACACCAAGCAAGAAGAGATAGTTTTGATAGAGGAAACGTAAGCAGAGAGGCGTACGACCAAAGAGCACTTAGTGCATTCAGGGGTGGTGGGGCAGTTTCTCTCGACCCATTCTCAAAATACACGCTAGGTGGAGCGATGGGTATGGGTAAAGCCCTCACCATGGACCAAGCCGCTGGGTCATGGTACAGCGAAAGACACGCACAGAGAGAAAAGAACGCCGAAGACCGCGCATACAATAGGGCTGTAAGAGCCGAACAAGCAAGAACTGCATTTCCTGATTACAAGAGTCGTCTAAGTGCTACACCAGATGCAATTAGGGCCGCCGATGCAGCAGCAGCAATGCCGCTGAGAGATGTACGAGGTAGCGCATTTAGGGACTTTAGACAGGCGGCAACAGACAGAGTTACTGCAGCTGGACTTAAAGCGTATGGCGTTGGTGCTGGTGCAATGGCTTATGCACAACAGGGTAGATATGACCCGAACATGCAGTCAAAGACTGTTATGTACAACCCAGATGGAACAATTAAAACAGAACAGTATAAGACGGGAAACAAAGTAGCACAAATAGACCCAAAAACTGGTAAAACCAAAATGGTTGCAGAAATGGCAACAAGAAATGTGATGCAAGACACAACCGGTGGAATAGTAGATGTTGCTTCTATGCGTCAAAGTGCTATTGCTAGATACAAAAACTCGCAAATGTCGATTGCTGACGGTGGAACTGGAAGAACTGGATTCATGGCTAGAAAGATTGAGAGAATAAATCTTGCTAGAGACTTAAACAGAATCAATCGTAACGAAACAAAATTTGGCGCTGCATCAAATAAATTCGGAAAGAGCATGGGCGGCAAGATGGGTGTGGGCATGGGTCTTGGGTTAGCCAGCCAATACGCACCAGAAGAAATGCAAGGAGCGATGGCCCTTGGTGGCATGGTTTCTCAGTTTGATGCAAGAGCAGGTCTTGCTGTAGCGGGTCTTGGCGGTGCATGGAATGCAAAGAGCGCTGGTGCTGGAGCAATGGCCGGAGCGGCTGGAGGAGCTGCGCTTGGCTCATACCTCGGACCATACGGAGCTCTTGCTGGAGCAGTAATCGGCGGACTTGCTGGTGCGTTCAAAGGAATGATTAACAAAGGCAAAGAAGAAGCCAAGAAAGCAAAAGAAGCCATGAAGAATAACATGGCCGAAGTTTTCTCTTCTGTCGTAAAACAGGGTGCAGGAAAATTCTTTAGAAGTCAAGAAAACCTCAAGGCATTGCAAGAATCCGGTTACGACACATCGACGATGAAAGACAGAGGTTCATTCGAAGGTATTGGCGCAGGTTATTTATCAAAAGCAGCGAACATAAAAGCAATGGTTACTGGCAAGGTAAAAACTAGTGGAACAGCCGCAGATATTGCATCCAATAAAGCGCTTTTGGAGCAGGTACTAAATAATCAAGAAAAAATGGGTGTTGTTACAACTGAAAAAGAACGTAAGGACATGTTTAAGAATGACGGAGCCGTACAGGCTGCATTAAATAATGCTGGAACTGTATCGCTAGGTGAGACAAGTGCTTATCAAATGCAGGACAGAGTTATAACAAACCGTCTTGACCAGTTTGTAAAAATGTCAGGAAAGTCAATTCCGGAGCTTGAAAAGATGGCCCACGAATTGGGATTCAATCTTTACGACACAACAATTAAATTCACTGATGCACTTAAGGGTATGGGGCTGGCTGCAGGCAAATCAGCAGAACAAATGAAGCAAGCTTTTACAGACATATTCCTTGCTGGTTCAAACTTGTTTACAAAAGCACGCACACAGCAGGAAGCACAGAAAGTAATTAACCAGTCATCTCAGGGTTTTAGAGACACAATGCTTTCTGGTGGACTTGGTACTGAAGAGAAAACACAAGCGACTAATGATTATTTTGAAAGTTACTTTACCCAAGCACTAGGGGCTGCTGGAAATGACCCGATTGAGGCGTACCTATCAACACTGGGTCTATTTGGCCAAGGTGAAGAGGGTGGAGCGTTCGCAAAGGGTGCAACATTTGAGGGAATGGGTAAAGACGTTCTAAACAATGAAATACTCAAAAAACAAATGGCAACGATGAGCAAAGAAGTGCTTGGAACAGCAACAACTCAAGTTTCTGGCCTGTTGACCGAAGCTGGTTTTGCCGGAGATGCTGGACAAATAAAAGAACGACTTACCACAATGTCGAAGGAAGACGCACCAAAGTTTGCTGATTTATTGCGAAAAATGCAAGCCGGAGAACTTGACTTCTCGGCAACAGGAAATCAAGACAAGGGCAATGCTTTGAATTTTGCTCTAAATAAAGCTGGACTTGGTGGATTGACTACAACAGCTGTTGAAGATTTAACTGGTGATGGTGGTGCAAAGGACCTCGATGAAGTAGCAAACAGAATGAGTGATGCCAGCGATGAATTTAAAGCTGGAGTCAAACAGTTCACTGATGCAACAAAAGGATTCTTTACAGGAAAAAGCGACAAACCAGAATGGTGGGACCAGAAACCGGAATGGTACAAGGGGAACGACACGTCAACTCCACGTGGAGACACAACATCAAGTCGTCTATCTCAAACAATGGCCCGCCATAGGGACATGAATTCACAGCTAACAGGAAAGAGAACCGTCACATCATCATGGAGAAATCATTCTCTTGGCTCAATAAATTCCGACCACGTAACTGGTAAGGCATATGACCTGATAGGGCAAAACCTTGGTCAGTACCAGAGACTTGTCCATGCCAATGGTGGCTTTGCTGAATTCCACGGGACACTCGCAGACAGGCACTTACATGTTGTTCCTGGTTCTGGGTACGGAGATACGGCGGTTCCATCAATGTCAAGGGTGTCCTCAGGTGGTACTGGTGGTTCCTCAAACTCAAACACCATGACAGTATCCATAAGTGTAAATGGAGGAAACGGCTCACCAGAGCAGGTGGCAAACATGGTGATGATGAAACTCAAAGATGAGCAGAGAAAGATGCAGGAGCGTTCGTAATGGCCGGCAGCAAATTGGGCGACATAAAGTGGGGCATTGTTGGATACACGTTGAGTTCTCCTGAAAGTATAAAAAAGAACTATCCAATAAAACAAAAGTTTGTATGCAAAAGTCAGACCGGAAGCCCGGGTAGCCCACCTGGAACGCACTGGGAACTTTACACACCATACGCAAACATTAAATATTGGTATCCATACTCAAGTACTGCCGTAAGTGTTTCTGATAACAGTTATGTCGTCTATACGGATGGCGATGAATTGACATTTCAAGAAAAAAATCCAAAAACCATACCCGAGCTAGTTCTACCAAGCTATACAAATCAACCTCAAACAGGAGGAAGATATCAACTTGATTCTGTTGGTATCTCTTCTTTTGTCTACGCAAACGAAATATACACGATTACCTCGGACGTATTCAACTGGTCCGATACTGGATTGCCAGATAATAAAAATCCATACAAGACAAACGTTTTGTACAAATGGAGAAAACAGAGCGACACACTCCAGGCAAACTACACCCCATACTGGTATCAACCAGTGCAAAAAAGGTTTTACCCAGTATCCAAGGTTATTGCTGCTGCGCAATATGGTGAATTGTACTCATTTGATAGGTACTCAAAATTTACAGGTGAAGCGCAAGAGTTGAATTTAGAAAATTTTACTAAGAGAAGAATTGAACAACTAGAGCTAAAGGGACTGTCGAAGCGTGAGGCGCTTGAGTTGGTAGCAGCTGAGGATGCTGCTGCAGAAAAAGCAGAAGTAGCGGCAGCTGCAGCAAAGGGTGGAAGCTCAAATGCAGCAAAGGGTGGAAGCTCAAACACCAGCAGTAAAACAACCACAACCAGCAAAACCAATTCAAAATCAGCAACAGCACAAGCAGAATACGCCCAGCAAGATAACGGGACAAAAAATCGTGCCGTAGTTGCGACAATAAAGAAGTCAATAAATTCCAGAATACTTGCGCTTGGTGATAACACTAAAGCGGAGATGGTTCAGTACTACAGAGCAACAGACGGAAACTACTCACTAACTCCTGATAGATTTCAATTTAGGTACTATCCAAATAATGTTTCATACACGGACCTTGGCGCTAACTGGACAGAAGTAGACAGAGTAAATAACACTCCGTTCGTTGATTTTAGAAATTTTAAACTAATGAAAATATCATTTGAGTTTGTTGTTGGAGACAACACCAACCTAATGACATCATGCGATGATGAGCTCAAAATGCTAAGACAAATGGCTGCTCGACCAGAGTCTGTAATTTTTCTTGGTATGGACAAAATGTTTACCGAACAGCTCATATATCCATCCTGGACTGGCGGAAGTGGAATTGAATTTGCAATTGTTGATTTGACAATAAACTCAGTACAAAGAGTTCAACAGCCACCTGACGCAAATAGCCCATCTTCTCCACGTGGAGAGATAGCGAGAGCTACATGTAATTTGACAATTCAAGAATTGCCACTTGAGGGACCAAATTTAATTGTTCTCCCAAGGCTGACCGACATAAAGACACCAACAACACCGCCGAGCACACCAGGTGGAACTTGCGTTCCACTGCTCTGGTCAAATCCTGCAGTTACAAAAAATAGAGACGCAATTACCTGCCCTAATGAACAAACTGGGATATAAGTATGACTCAACAACTTTCAACATATACGAGTTGGGCGTTTTCGCGAAACTTTACTGGGCCGCATCAAAGAAAAATACTGGTCGCAGACCTACCAAATTTTGGCGGTGGAGCGTTTACTGATTTATCATCTATGGTCACACAAGTGAGTGTCAGCTACACGATGGACCTAGCTTCAGAACTATCATTTGATGTACTGGACCCAGGTTTAGCAATGTCTAAAAATAACTACTTCACGCTTGGTAGAGATGTCATATATCAAACTCAAGCCATTGGGCAAGTGGCTCCAGCCAGTTCAAAGATAGTCCCAGTATCTCAACTATTCGAGATTGCAAATGTCACCGTTTCTCAGGGTCCTGGAGGAAGTTGTTCTTACTCAATCAAGTGCTACACAAAAGCTGTACAGCAAATGAAACGAGACAAGAAACCTGGAACAATTAAGGGCAGTGGAGCCCAGTATGTAAGAAATGCAGCAAAGAAGTACGGACTAAAATTTGCCGGACAAACAACAGGCTCCGGAGGAGCGGCCACATCAACAAAAGGAAGTCGCCAAGCTGAGTCGGTATGGGACGTAATTCAAAGAATAGCGGAAGCATCAAAATTTGTTTGTTACGAAATTGATGGCTATCTTATATTCGCATCCGAGCAATGGCTTCTTCATAAATGGGGAGTAGATAAAAGGAATGTTCCAAAACTTGTTCCAGACCCAGCAAATCCAGGTAAGAAAAAACAAAAAGGATTCAAAGAGCAAAGATGGATTCCTCTTCAGTTTCCGAATTATTCATCGGACTACGTAGGCACACCGGGTAGGTTTCTACTTACGGAGCATCCAAATATAACAAAGTCAGACAACGACCCCTATGCTGCCGACGGTTCATGCATGGTGGAAAGAGTAAATGGAACACAATTGAGGCCAGGGATGACGGCCTATGTTGGAACAATTCCAAATATGTCTGGATTTTATTTGATTACGGATGTTTCTTTTAATGAAATGACACCTGATGCTGTCTCTATTTCTTTTAGAACACCAGAAAGAACCGAACAACAAAAAAAGAATTTAAAACTTCTACCAGTAGGACAGCTCTATACACAGACGTATGTTGCCAATGGATTACCACAGATACAGACCACAATACAGGAAGCAAAAACTGCATCAGGGAGAGCAATAACCAAGAATCAAATTGACGCTCGCATACTCCCACTTCCAACGGACTCTTCTAGATATGCGTATCCATCGATGATTTATGCAAATTTAACATCAGTTCACGCGATGATTAAGAACGAAATAACTGGCGGAAAACCAAACTCAAATAGCACTAATGATAAAGATACGGTTATTTACGTAGGAAATCTGGACCTATATAACAGACCCGCCCTCCCGTCTTCTGATGGCCTACATACAACTTTCTCGATAACTATTACCGAGCAGTTTGGAAGCGAATGGAGAGCAATATTGCTTCCTTCTATTTTCACACAAAATGGAGTAGCGGTGATGAAAACTGAAGCTGAAATTGTAAGCGCATTCAATGCGGCCGGTGGATATCTAGGGACCGGGAGACACCTCGGTGTCGTCCGTGGCGACACAGAGGCGAAGGCAATACTAAATGCAAGAGATTATGGAAAATTGATTTCGATGCAGCAGGAGCAAATCTGCTACAAAAGATTCCCATCTGTTAATGGGGATTTGAGCCTAGTCCCAAATACCCCTGGTGGGACAGATTCTTTGTGGCAATAGTAAAGTAAAATAGAATACGAAAAGGAGCAAAAAATGGCAAAAAAACCAGACATAGTGAATTCGCAAAAAGCATCGACGCATCGATTGGCTCCTGGCCGTTTCTATAAAGCATCAGTGACATCAGTTGACGCTGCAGGTAGGGTTTTTGTAAATGTCGGCGAATTGGGTGCAAGCTATGGGCCGATAACCCCACTTGGCACAACAACGCTTAACAAGCTTTCTACCGGTGATTCGGTTCAGTGTACGTTTACTGACGAATTTTTCACTGAACTCGTGGTTTTTGGAAGCTCGAAAAATAAACCAGACGTGTTTGCATCTAAGACTCTTGTTCAGACTCTTGTCAACACAATAACCAGCCTTCAGAGTCAAATCATAGTTCTCAATGGGCGAGTTACAGCACTGGAGAACGCATAATGGACATGCTCGCATTCCCAGTCAGATTCGACAGTACTGGTCTCAAGAAACATCGAGACGGAAGTGACGAATACTATACACAGCTACTTTCAATATGCATGCTAACGGAACCAATGACCCACCCATTTACTCCACGATTTGGCGTTAATGACCCAGCATTTAGAGGAATAGATAAAGGTCTTTTTGTTCTCAATGCCGCAAGATATGTACCGGAAGTAAAAATAACCTCCGTATTGACAACAGAAGATTCTGACTCAAATGCAAAAGTTACATTTGCGTTCGATGTATTGGTATAGGAGCACTAAATGCCTGCAGATTTTTCAAACTATATAGACTTAAGGGTCTTTGACCTGGAGCCAGGAGACATATATCGAGACTCACTCGAACTAGCAAGATTGTCTCTTCCGCAATTTGAGCTACGTACCGGCACACCCGAAGACGCAATATTCCAGGCGATGGCATATGTAAGTGGATTGAACATTTCGGCGATAAATAGACTGCCAGACAGACTGATGGCCGGGGTTATGGCGATACTTGGATTCAACAGGCAAGAGGGTGTGGCTTCTCAGGTTGACGTGGTGTTCACCTTAAATACTTATAGCGGTGGAACCGTAGCGGCTGGAACAGTTGTCACGTACGAAACATTCTTTGAAGATGAACTTCAAGAGTTTGCCTTTCAGACTCTTGAGTCAGTGGAGATATCAGAAGTCGACCCGGAAGTAGACCCAGACTATCCATCTGCGACCATAACCTGTTCGTGTCTAACACTCGGAATAATACCCCCAATATCAGCCAATGCAGAATTGAATGTAATATCAGCGGGAACAAACATATTCTCGGCAATTGTGGCAAGCCCAAGCAATTTTGTTAACGGTGTTAACGCAGATACGGATTCGGATTATCTATCCCGTTCAGCAACTTATCTGCGCTCACTATCCTCAACAATAAACAAGTCAAGTCAACTTGATTCGTTTGTTCTTTCATCATTCCCTGGTGTTGTTGGAAGAGTTCGCTCATACGACCTAACGAATGGAAACACTACCTCTGGAGATATAACGGTAAGTAGAACATCAGGGGTAATAGGAACTTTCAGGGATGGAACCACGAACATAGGGACAGTGCGAACACAGGCACCCCACTTATTCATAGCAGGAGATTCAGTTAGACTTTCCAACTGTGGTCCTTTTTCTGGTGATTTTGAAGTTCTTGCAACCAGTGCGTCAACAATAGTATTCACTTCTGTTGGCTCAAATAGTGCAAGCACTGTTGTTACTGGCTCTGCTTATGCGGGAGAAGACGAACCTGGATATGTGTCAGTTTTTGCTTATGGCTTAAATACCTTTTTAACCCAGACGGAAAAAGCAGCGATTAAGTTGGAGGTTGAGAACTCCTCAGTTGCTGGATTGACGGTAAACGTACTTGACCCAACCTTGGTTAATTTGACGATTGCTGCAGATGTGGTTATTAGTGAGTCTTATGAGACTTCAACTGTTACCTCATCAATCAATGACGCAATTGTCGACTACCTGAGTCCTGGAGTTTTTCCTTTCACCCTAGATAGGGTCAGGACAACCCAGCTAATTTCCCTGATTGCGAATATACCAGGTGTTGTGTATGTTGAATCTGTCGAAATAACCCCAGTTGGGGATGGTTGGCTACCTCAATACGGCACAGATTTATTGTTTGCAAATAAAGGTACGTTGCCAATAATTTCTGCTGAGGATATAACTTTAACGATAACTGTATTTGAGTCTTAATGCCAACAACGGTAAATCTTCTTCCATGGTATGACGCCCTAAAAGTAACTAGTGGCGAAACCAATAATTTGTTCTCCCTTACTAATAACACGTATCCATTTGGTTGGGAAACAGATAATGCCACACTAGAAGTATCTCAAACCGACTTAAATGTAACCTCCAGATTTGTCGCACTTGCAAGTCCGTCCAGTACCCAGTTGGTTAGATTTAAACTAAGAAACGTAGAACTCCCTATCGATACAAATGGTGTTGGTATTGTTTTTAATGCAAAAATAAAAACACTTGACGAAGTAACGGTTGCGACAAGGCTATGGATTGACTCGGCTTCGGCAACTTACTTTGTTGACCCTTCTACGAATATAGCTCAATCTGCATCGTCATCAGTTTTTTATCCAGTAGAAGAGAACACAACCCAGATATCAAGCGGTCGATACAACGGAGTTTGGTCGAATGTCGCATATGTTCCGAACGACTCCATGACTCACTACGCCAACATAGATATAGAAATTACTGGCCACGAGGCAACACAGATACGTGTCACAAACACAAATCTAATACGAGAGCTTGGTTTTTATGAAAACCCATTCGTCGGTCAATTCAGACACTATATTCCTGATTTCTATTGGTCAATTGATTCTGAGCAGTCATCTCCTTCTTATCCATTTTATAGATTAATTGATATTCTTACTGCGTTTGCTGGTGATGCACGACGCGAGTATCAGAGAATGTTTGGATACGAAAACGAAGACCTTTATTCACCATCAGTAAAAACTGAGTACTGGGCTTCTAGCTCCCTGGTTTCACCATCGTCCGTGAGGCCGGAGTACATGCCATGGCTTGCACAATTTACTGGTGAATTTTTAAAACAAAATTTCCAACTTCCCGACAAGTCCTTATACCTAGACAACGCCTCCCTCGTTAGGGAATATCTTGAATGGCAGCTGAGCAGCTCATACCATGGACGAGCGTCTGGCAGTAGGCAGGCGATTCTTGAATCGGCAAAACAGGTTCTCATCAAAACTGTTGATGGCTCATCTTCGACACAAAGTGTTTCGCTAACTCCAAAATTTGGAGGAGACCCATGGGCCATAAGAATCCAGACAATATCTAATGAAACATTAGATGCCAATGTCGGAGAGTCAAGTGACATTGTGCTTTCTGCAGTTGAACCCGCAAGGCCACTTGGCTACAAGATAACCCACTTGACAGTTTTGGAATTTTTGTTAGCACTTGACGACATAACACTTGGAGTTCTTGGGGAATACCCGCTGGGTTAGAAATGATAAACTTTACACTTAGAAAAACAGGAGAACTATAATGGCTGGTGGATTAGGAGCAAGACTTTTTGTCTCTGGAGACGTAATTACTGCTGCAGACGTTAATGGCTACTTAATGAATCAGTCGGTGATGCGATTTGCAACGACTGCAGCTAGAGATACAGCATTCGGTAATGGAATACCGGTTGGTCAGACAGTTGGAGGAATAGCTGGAGACGGAAAACCGCTTCTACAAGAAGGCATGTTCGCTTATATTGATTTTAATAACGATGTCCAATATTTTAACGGCTCTCAATGGGTTTCAGCCCCTCAGTTCGTAGTCGAAGATGGCTCTGTTACAACAATAAAACTTGCAGACGACGCCGTTACTGGCGCCAAGATTGCTGATGGCGCAATTACTGCGGCACATATAGCTGATGGAACAATAATTGCTGCTGATATTGCGGATGGTTCTGTTACTTCAGCAAAAATTCTTGACGGAACAATCGTCAATGCTGATATAAACGCTGCTGCCGCCATTGCCGCATCAAAGATTTCTGGTACAGCAATCACTGCTGCCGACACCGGCACTGTAACGAGCACAATGATTGCCGACGGAACCATCGTCAATGCTGATGTAAGCGCTTCTGCTGCGA